ATGCTGCTGCGTCAGTTTCCGATGAACCCTTGTATCCTACGAGTACTGGCTGAGTGTCTGGTGCATATGAGTTAACAAATACACGCATTGCACCGTTAAGAGTACCAACAAACTTGGTGTTAGTTGGGGCTTCGAAAGTGCCTTCAGTTGTACGAGCGAATGCTGAAGTTGTTGCTGACTGTAGAACAGTAAGTGAAGCTGGTGAAACAACAGCCCAGTTACCTGCACCACGACGAGTACGCTGTGCGATCAAGTTTGCAACACGGTTGATGAGTACTGCAAGAGCAGCATGTTCGTCACCAACGTAAGTAGCAGTACCTGAAACAGTTGCTTGGTTGAATGTGTATTCAGTTGAAGCAAGAGTTGCAAGTGAGAGCAAGATTTCTTGGTCGATTTCAGCAGTGATTTCTTGTGCAAGAGCAGCCATGATTTCTGCTTCTACGTCGATACCGTGCTGTGACTGTGCATCCTGTGCAGCTTCGAAAGTCCAACGAGCTTGTAGCTTGCGTGACTTGGCTTCTACAGCCTGACGAAGGATCTGAACAGAAATCTGCTTACCACCGTTACCTTCTAGTGATGCAGTATCAGCACCAGTGTAGAAACTAGTAGTGGTTGCATCTGAAGGAACGCGTGAGTATGCCTGTGCGATCTTGAATGGTGATAGTGCTTCTTCACCTGCAGTTACCGGAGTAGCTGCTGCTGAAGTGTCGCCCAATGATTGAGCATAACGAACACGTAGAGTGTGGATCTGACCAACTGGACCAGTCATTGGCTGAATGCCGACTAGTTCGTTAGCGATAACAGTTGGCATAACACGACGAATTACTGGAAGAATAACGCGGTTTAATGTTGCGATATTACCAGCAGTAGTGGTACCAGCCGAAGATTCAGCAAGAAGCTGCTTCTTTGTGTTTTCGAGAAGGACGCCCATTGTAGAGCGACGATTTCCTCTTAAGCCTTCAAGTAGGGCATCTTTAGTTTCCCCCCAACGACTTTCTAAAAGTACTTTTGACATTTATATTCTCCTGATTATTTCTTACTTAAGTCCAGCCAGACGCTTGAGGTCGATCACGTTGTCTTTTGTATACGAATCGTCTTCATGTTGCTTCTGACTAGATTTGTTACCGGTCGCTTCTATGATCACAGATTTAGCTGCCTTGTCGGCTGTTACTGAACCAGTATTAAGAACGGCTGGTAAATACTTATCGAATGCGTTTTGCAGCTTACCTGTTTGTACGCTTTCTAGCAAAGTCTTCATTACTTCAGCTTTCTCTTCGTTGAGCGGGGATAATAGTTCATCCATAACTTTTGCTCTCTGAGATGATTCTTTAATAATTCTTACTTCACGATCTTTGTTTTCTACGAGCTTTGTTGCATGTTGTAGTTTTGCAGTAGCTTCAGCTAACTGTCGATCTTTATGTGCAAGAGCTTTCATTACCTTGCGAGTCTCAGCCTTATCATTGAGATAAGTTACACTGAATTCACTTGCGAAGGATTCGAAAATCTTGCGACCGAAGTTATTCTTTCTAGCAGACTTGATGTCTTCCTTAAGTTGTGATAATTCTCCCTTAAGTTGAGATGCGACCGCACCGCTAACTTTCTTTGCGCTCTCAGCGATAAATCTCGCCTTGAGTGCTTCCAATTGCTTGCGGCCTTCAGCGACGAGTTTGACTTTTGCTTCTACCACTGCTTGTCTATCAACTGCGAATTCTTTGATTTCACGTGATAGAGCGTGTACGATAAAACCTTCTAGCTTCTTTTGGTTTTCCATCTGAAGTTTGCGATCATTGCGTAGTTCACGGATTTCTTCGGCTAGTTTAGTAACCATGAAATCATTGAACTTAGTTGCACTTTCACGTAGTTTTAGTTGTGATTTAACGCGGTCGTCATTCATTGCTTGTCTTTCAGATTTAAATTCTGCAATTTCTTCTGAAAGATTTGTAGTCATCATTTTGTCGAGAGCTTCTACCATCACATTACGATCATGTTCATAACGTTGTGCGAATTCTTCATGTAATTCTGCACGTACTTCTTGGCGAGCCTCGTTCAACCTAATTTCCCAGGCTTCATTTAACTGATTCCCGATATCTTCGTTGATCAGGCCGCTTTCTAGTAGTGGTTTTATAATGTCTAATTTCATTATACGACATTCCTTTTAATTTTTATAGCTTAAGTTCGTTGATGAGGCGTTTTACTTCTTCACCAAAGAATCGTTGTACTCGTTTACAGTTATCACCGTGCCATCTAGCATAAGTGTTTACTGCATAGTATTGGTCACAATGTGAACAATACGTTTTAGGTTGCTTTTTACCAAACATTCCGTTTAATTGTCCGATTTTGAATTCAGACATTTTTTGTTTGGCTCGGGCCGCTCTAGGTTTTTTCAGTTTCTCAATAGTCTGTTGAGAGTGTTTTTTTCCATAAAACGGGGCATCCTTTCCGCTTCTAGACATACCGTGCATGGGGTTGTTACTTCCTGATACATCAGTATGACCAATTTTCATGTTGGTTTTTACCTGATCAGTAAATCCTAATTTCCATCCTTGTTCTAAATATATGTCAATGTCTTCCGCACAAACCATAATATTTTTTTCTTCTTTGTGCATTCGTTTTTTATTCTGTGTTGATGTTACATCTGGTGTTGTACAGTTATTTCTGTTGAAACTCTGCGGATTGTTTCTAGCATCAGACACATGTAATAATTCTTTTTCTACTACCCTCATCCATTTTGATGATCCATATGCTATTATTTCTCTTTGCCAGTCGCTAGGGGTAGCTTCTATTAGAGGCTTTACATATTTACTAGAGCATATATATCCGTCGTCAGGGTGGCAATTTTTTGAAGTCCTAGATCCAATGTACCATTTACCAGATGGTAAATGAGTCCAACGATATACATATGACAAGTTAGAAGACATTATATCTTCAACTCCTCTATTAGTTTTAGTATTTCTTTTTGTGCGCGGCGTTGCAGGGCTTGCTCTGTCAAAATATCTCCCTCTTTCATTGCCTGTAATAACTTGTATCCTGTTTTACTATTGAGAACGCCTTCATAAATTGCTTTGGGATATGCGTTTGGTGCACTAGGTTGGGCAACGATATCAACAGTGATGATTTCAAAATCACTGACTTTACCATCCATGTCGTTTACATTACCTGATCCACGACTGGATACACCTAGTTTAACTCCTGATTCCAACATTGTTCTTACGAGTTGACCCATTGGAGTAGGGAGAATTTTTAGTTTGCCTATTCCGTTTGGTCCGTCCATCCACATGCTTGTGATCATGTGTGATACACGGTCTAGGTTGATTTTAAGATCATCTGGATGATCTACTTCCCCCAAAACTGAATAGCCTTCACTGACTTGTTTGTTGAGTGTTTCTACTGCATTTTCGATTTCATGGACAGGGTAAATACGCTCATTTGCGTTCTTTACGCCGCCTTGAATGAAAATCCCTTTCATGTACAGGGTTTTTAGATCGCCGTCGCCTTCTTTTACAGACTCGACGATCATACCTGCTTTGTCAAAGGTAAGATTTTCTCTAAGATACAAGGCCATTTGCTCTCAGATTCCTTATCGAATTGGTTTACGAGCAGAACGTCTTGATTCTGCTACTGGGCTCTTAGTGTTTGATCCATCGTCACCAAACTTTGGCTTAGGTGCTGCGCTCAAATCTTGTGATTTCTTGCCTGGTGTGTTCTTGAATGAACCCGCGCCCTTTAGATCCTTTGCAGTAGGAGCCGGACGGCCCTTTTCATCAGTGCCGCCAAAGTTTACTGGATTGCTATCCATGCCAGCTTTGCCTGAATTGAAAGTGACCGGGCTTCTAGTGTATGAACCGTTGTCTCCGTGAGTTACTGAAACCTTTTGAAGTTGAACAGCTTCATTGGTTGGCAGCATACCGCGTTCTTTGCGTATGTCATATTCATCTTCAGGGCTTAGGTTACCTAATTCACCAAAGTCGTCGGCGAACTGACGCGCGAGGTCTCTCATGTATGCTCGGGCTTCTTCAGGTGTTTTAGGCTCTCTTGGTAATTTGCCGAGGTTCTTGCCGTATGCTCTGTCTAACCTATTCTTTATTTGTTCCTTCGATGATTGTGGGTGACCGCCGGTGTCATGTTTGCGACCTTCGGCTATTTCCTCAGCATCAGCATCTTCGAAGTCTTCGTCTTCGTCTTCGTCTTCATCTTCGTCTTCATCTCCGCCCATGATGTCTTCAAATTCAGCCATCAATTGGTCGAGCTTGTCTTCGATGCGTATTACTGCATCTTCGATTTCATCATTTTCATCATCATCCATGTCCATGTCCATGTCCATGTCTTCATCTTCGTATTCTGAATCATCATCCTCGAGGTCGAAATCGATTTCTTCATCGTCGTCAGACATGCCTTCTTCTTCGGCATTAATCTCGTCCATCAACTCGCCCAGGGCATCGCCGCCCATTCCCTCTTCCATTTCATCAGCCATGATTGACTCAAAAATTTCGCGTGATTTTTCAACAACGATTTCATGGAATAGTTCGCGAGCTTGATCTTCATTCTCGTTTATTACGAGGTTGATTAGTTCTTCATATTTCTTAATATTCATTAGAATTTTCTCCTGATTGAAAATGGCCTTGCATAGTTACTTATGCGCTATCTTAGAAAACAGCGTATTAACTCTGTATTTTTTGCATTTTGTAGTTAAGACTAGGTATCTTAGATGCCCGGAGGCATACCGCCAGACTCTGGTTTAGGACCATATTGAGTCCTTACTTTAGAAAGATAGATATTCTTCTCGTAATTTCTAACATCTAACATACGTCGTAATTTACGAATCTGTTTTAATGTTAGTTTGGTCTTGCGTGAGGTACGCCATACAGGCTTGCTGTTGTCGTCGTTGACATCTTGTAGCCCATTAATAGGGGTATCAAACACCTCAGTTAATAACATACCGTTCTCCTTATTTGTATTTATTCATCTTATAAAATAAGACATTGGTAGATTAGTAACTCTGTTATATTTGCATTGGACTGTTCGGTGAAGGGGTACCGGGGCCGCCCATTGTTGGTTGTCCGGCAACATCACTTGCTACTGGACCTGTTACTTCATCTGGCATGTTGCCTTCTTGATCTATAGAAGAAAGTTCGTCTGCCATAGTTTGGTCTGCATCGAAATCTCCAGTGGACACCCCGATATTGCGTAGATCAGAGCCTTGGGGAGACATATCAACTTCTTTCTTGTTTTCTTCTTCCCACATTTTTTCGTTCTTTTTGATTTCTTCTTCGGACAAGCCCAAAAATCTTTCAAGAGCAAACCTCTTAGACATGTAAGGAAATGCTTCCATAGAAGCGAAGGTTTGCACCCGTGCTGTATCCATCTCTGCTTGCCGATAAGCAGCAAAATTTTGGGGAGGATTAAACGCAATTTGAAACAGACCAGTATCAATATTGAATCCTCTCCAGCGAAGGAACAGCTTGAACTCTTCATCTAATTTCATACCGATGTAATTCTGCAATCGTTCACAGTACTGATTGAATCTGAATTCTTGAATCATAGCAGTACCGACACGGCCATCGTTCATTGGTGTCGTGTTGTCATCTGGTCCAGTTGGCAGATAACTTGACGGTACACGAAGACCACGAGCAAGACGATTGTTGAAGTATTTCAAGTCATCGATCTCACCAAGATTCTGTCCACCAGGAAGAACTTCAACTGACGACCCACGACCTTCAGCGGTGACAGGAAAGAAGTAATCCTCATTCATTGAGTTTTTGACGAAAATACCCGCGTCAATAGCAAAAGTATGATAATCGTGCCACTTATGTAGTCCATCAATAGTGATAGTTCCAGTATCTCTGCTTGATACTTTAGTTATCTTTACTACCCTGTGATTGAAGTTGTCTATTTCACGAACGAAATGTTTCCAGTTGTTGTATCCGAACTGATTAAGTAATCTATCAAGCTTACTATAACCAAACTTAGTAAAATCTATTTTACAATGAGCATTTTTATAATCTAATGAAGTGGAGTTAAGTTCTTTAACTAAGTTCAATAGTGTTATACTATTATCGCATTCTTTCAATACATCATTTTTATTTTTAGTACCACTTTTAACGATGTCCGACACGATTTGTAACATATCAAACGACAAGTTCAACGATTGATTCTTAATCTTTACGCGATGCTCGCAGTTATCTTTAACAATCTTCATCATTTCGGGATTGCTAGCAAGATATTCTTTGCGTGACTTGCTCATGTTTTCTTTATATCGTGTAGCAACATCTACATCATTCTGTCTCAGCCAAACAGCTTTTTGTTGTGCGTTTCTAATATTCCATAGTTTCGCTAACCTATCTTCTTCTGATAAGTTTTCCCAGTATTCTTTGAGTGTATTTGATATCTTAGAAGTCATTTCTTCACGATAGTCATTAGACATTGTTTCCCAGAAGTCTTTTTTCTGTGCCGCATGATACATTATATGATCAGCTTTGTTCATATAAGTTAGATTTCTAGGATCGTTATTGAAACGATTATAATCTTTATGATGAATAGTAGTTCTGGGTGATAACACATATTCAGCAAGATAGCTAAACTCTTGGTGCTTGCCCTTTTCACGGAAAAACTCACCTACCATTCTATGAGTCCATACCCAAGATTTGGATTCATGATCCCATACTTGCTGATACTCGTTAGTTTTTCCTCCTGACATAGCTTTATTCTGGGTATTGAATGCTATCAAACTATCCTGTTCAGTGAGATATTGTGCTTCAACAAAACCTTTACCAAATACCGGCAGTTTATGATCCGGAGTGCAGATCAATGTTTTACCGTTGTCAAACGTAAGCTCAAGAACTTCCGTGTCTTTTCTAGTAACTCCGGCCCAGTTAATTACGCCCGGTACTATCTTACCAGATTCTGGATCACAACTATACGCCCAGTTTTCTTTACCTTCTTCAAACTCTGTAATAATCTCACTCAATGGTAATGTTCTACCATCCAATAATGGAATCTTTGTTTCTAAATCCAAACATAGGGGATTGTATGAAGCATCAACTATTGACGCTCCGCCATACAACGAAGGAATTCTGCGTTGGTGAATTTCATTCTTGACACGTTCAACAAATGCCATTGCTAAGTGACTCGGCATGTTGCCAACATCGATCTTGAACATTCTACGTTCAGGAGCACGTTGCACACGATAGATAAGAACAGCGTCTTCTAGTAGTTCTTTCTGCTTGTAGACCTTGAAGATGTTCTCTAGGATCGACTGACCGAATGGCCAGAATCTGTCAAGTCCTTCTGTTAATGATAAGTGGACGATATGCTTTGCGTCTATCGCAGATTCACTCTGTCCCAATGTGAATCGTGAGCCCGTAGTATTGTATGGCATTGCAGGAACCGTGTAAGGAGTGTTGGTGCCGCCTCCGGTACCACCCAAACCAGTTGCAGGGTTAGCAGCAAAGTCAGTATTCGTTTTTTGTGCTACTGATAAGTTCTGTAGGTTGATGTTGATGTCCTTTAAGACATACTGTTCTGGCTTCTTGCCTTCACTCTCGTTGACGATAACTTTAATGACTTTGACCATGTCGACCCAGTATAGTTTGAAGTTTTCGGGGTCGCGCACAAACACTTGGTCGCCGTACTTTACAACATTGCGGAAAATCTTAAATATACGGCCATTAAATTCATTTAGTTTACACCACTGCTGCAATTGCTTACTTAACAACTCTACTTCATGTGGGGTAGGGGTTTCTTTAAATTCGAAAGAAAACGGTGTCTTATTGTGTTCATTTCTTTGGGTAGAGAACTCTGCAAGAATATCTAAACATGCATTGATCTCAGCATCAACGTCCATCATTTCATATTGGTTGTAACGTTCGATTCTGTTAGGGTGACCGGTGTAGACTTCAGGAAGCCTACTCATATAATTTTTATAGCCAAACTCGGTGTTATTATAACCGCCGGTCGGCGTGCCATTCTGTCCAGGCGACCCATTCCAAGCCCCGCTGTTGCTGTTAAGCCCAGAAATAGGACTTGATACACCTGATTTATTTAGGAATTTCTTTTTATAGCTCATGACTTATATTTATCTTTTATACTATGAGGCTTTCCATTTCCATGTTGTCTGACCACAGTCCCATATGCGATCAAACCCACAAGATTGCATAATTTCCCATTCTGACATTGACCCGTCGTAGCCTTCTGCGACAAGCTTTGCCTTTTGAAATTTATTTCTAGAAAACCGCTTTTTATAATCTGTGTAGCAATATCCAACATTCGTTGATGTGTTGACAAATCCAAGTTGTTTATACACGTTGCCAGTGAACCAACGATTATCACTATACGATACTATAGATTTAGGAAAATAAGTTTTGACAAACATAGACATCATTTTATTTGCGCCGCCCACAACACCAGTCGAAGAACAATATCGAATCAGTTCCCACTCAACCGTGTTGTTAAATCTTGCCTTACGAAATGTCATTATAGATATCAACTTATCGTTAAATTTCAATCCAATATTAACTTTTGCAGGGGCGAAGCCTTGGATGTGATTTTGTTCTATGAACATCTTTGCTTCGTTGTGGCTGATCTCTTCAACTGAGCATTGTCTAGCATACAACGGCACTGACGATTTACCCAAAATATTTATTAGTATTGCTTTACACTGCTCTTTTCGGTCATCCCATTCGTCTTGAAACATTGTGACAAGCCTGATTCCATGCTCAGCGCAATGTTTATGCTTACTTGCATGATAATTTCTTGTCCGACTCGACGAATTTTCTGAGTGCCAGTACAATCCTCCGCACTCAATCGCAACATTCAAATTTGGAATGTAAAAATCTAGCTCTTGCGGAAAAATGATGTTGCGATTTCCTTGTTCGTAAGTAATGTTGATGCTGGTTAGCCATTCTGCTATTTCAATTTCAAATTTACTAGACAACGGACGAGCAAACAACTTGCTAGCATCATATTTCTTCGCGTATAGATACAATGTATGTGGGGCTATTTTTAAAATAGTGATAGCTTCTTCTCTGGTCTTACCTGATATTGTTTGAGTGAATAGGTTTTCGTCGTCGAGAATTTTTAAGGTATCGTCGGGTATATAGATTCTACTAGCAGCCCCAACGTTATATCTTTCGAATAAAGTAACTTTTCGTTTTAGATTTACCGTGCTGACATCGTTGTTGGCTTGCCAACTGTCTCTCATCTGTTTGACAGAATTTTTGTTCTGTAATGGAAACAGTACCCCGTGTTTTTCAGCATGTGTTGTTTGAGTTTTTAGTTGCTGTGAGCCAAGTTTCATGTGATGTGTTTCACCATACCGAACTAAGTTAGTATTCTGCGTTTTAAGTTTTGATATAGTTTTTTCTTCGTTTGATCTACTATTTTTCTTAGATTGGACCAACTCTTGTTGAGACTTCAGTTTCATATGATGTTCAACACCATATTTTTCTAGGCTAGTTTGTTTGATTCGCTCTTGAATTCCGGGAATTTGCGAAGAATTTGTAACTCCATATTTTTCCAAAAAACCCTGCTGTTGTTTTTCTATTCTATCTCTTATTACATCTTTGCATTTGTTTCCAAGATCACATCCAGTACGATATCCTGTAGTAAAAGTATTGAACTTGCGATAGTTTCCATCAGAACATCTCGGGGGTTCACCGTTCAGAACAATGTAAACCTGTTCCATAGTGTTTTTAACTGGATATTGAACTGTAGTATGTGTTAGCCACTGAACAATATCAGGACGAGTTTTTAGCCATTTTGGCATTGCACATAACTTTCGGTGTTTCAAAAAGTTTTGAATTTCTGTGATCATACTGCTATTTATGCATTGACCGCGGCGTCTAAATTACCTATGTTTAAAATGTCACATGATTAATTATTAGATGCACGCAATATCTTCTCAGAAATGTCATTGGTAGTGCGTATAGCATCTACCATACTGTCCAACTTTGCGTTCAACAATTCCATAACTGCTATATTAATTCTTGTATTATCTAAATTAGCATTACGCGCGAATGTGTCATTCTTTATCGTGTTTTCAACAGTTGCAGTCTTTTCAGAATTCATATCACGTACAATTTTATTGATCGTAGCAGTCATCGTTTTTGGAGTAAAGCTAGCTGAACTCAATGAGCCAAATGCTTTGTCATCTTTCATATCCATGAGAGAATCTAACTGTGTCGCAGGTGATTTTGCCAGCATCATAAGTGCTGAATTATTAACAAGAGGGGCGATAAGTTCAGTACCGTGTAATGTTGCTGGATAACCTGAAGATGGTCCAGTAAACACTCCACCCTTTTCTGCTTTCAATTCTACGTGCGGGGGATCATTTCGGTAGGGACGATGCAATCCATATTTGTGCAAATATGGATCAAAAGCACCTCGGTCTGCACTTATATCCAGTGCTTCACCGCGACCATGTTTGCTACCAGCACCTGACCCGTCTACTTTATATTGCTTTCCCCCATAAGTAATAGTAGTGTCATTCATTGGTCTAGCAGGGGTATGAATGCCTGATTCCCCTAAAATATTGCCTCTTACCCAAAGCTCTGCTTGGTATTGATCGGAACGATGTGCGCTGTTTATTTTTATAGGGCGTCTAAACTCTTTAGCAGCAGTAAAGAACCTGGAAAGCAAATTAGAATTCATTCCGGATAAATCAGCACGGTCCCCTAATGTTATATTATCGGGCTTACTAGATATAAGTTTAGTGTCCGCCATTGGTCCTCCAGCAAGTTGTGGTCCTCCAGCAAGTTGTGGTCCTCCACTTCTAGCCAATTGTTGAACAAATTCGGGGGTATCACCTTTCTGGACCTTCGCTGTCGCGGTGCTCATTTTTTTGTTCATCAACTCATATACTTCACCTAAAGTTCTAGCACGATCTCCATCATAGTAGATGTTTCTGTTGGCTTTTGCTGCGTTTGGATTTAAATCTGCTGCAATGGCATTTGGATCTCGATTCATCGCGTTCAAGAATTGAGTTGCACCGCCAGCACCCAAAAAGTGAGCCATATATAAATCTGTATTAGATGCTCTTCTGCCAGTACCCTTTTCAAGTTGTTTTCTTTGCTTTTCAGTAAAATAAGCCATAACTTCTGCGGCTTTGTTTGGATCAAATTTATCTTGTAGAGAATAGTCTTTGCCCATCTCTTTGGTTAGCTGTTTCCAAGTTGAGTCCAAAAATTGAAACATGCCTCCGGCAGAACTAGTTGTTGCTCTAGCATCTGCTCTGCCCCCTGATTCGATCATGGCTGTCGCAGCCATATATGATCCTAAGTTTGCGGGTATCTGAGGCGCGCCTGATGCGGAACCACCGGACGACCCACCGTACGAACCACCTTGTGGAGTAGTTTCAGTATTACCTGACATATTGAACATCAGTTGTGATAAAGCATCTAATGCTTGTTTAAACCTATTCAGCATGTTGCCTGTACTAAGTAATTCATCTTTAAATTTCTTTATTGATTCAGACATTTCAGTAGTACTGTCAGTGGTAGTAGAATCAGATGTGGGTTTTATAAGTTTTTCTAATGCTTTCGACGATTTAGCACTTTCATTTAGTATCGCTTGTGTTTCCGGAGAAATTGCAGTATCACCTGGGGTCGCTACTTCTGATTCAGGTTTATCTTTGCCCGCAAGTACTTGTTCTGCAATCCCTGTGGTTTGCACATTGCCAGCTTCAGGTTCAGGTTTATCTTTTCCTTTAAATGCACCAAACAAAGCATCCCCTGCTTTTCCACCAGCAAAATAGCCGAGGCCGCCTCCAAGAAGTCCTCCGATAGCAGCGCCGGGTACTGCGCCCACACCACCAAATAAACTTCCTATTGCGCCTCCGGCCATGGCGCCGCCTTTAGCACCAAGTGCAGCACCAGCAAGGCCGCCACCCACTCCTGTTGCGATCTGTGTTGCGCTTTGTTTTTCTTGGGCTCTACCATATGTGTCAAGCCCAGCACCGACCACAGCGGAGCCAGCTAGCAATCTTCCAGCACCACTGCCTAACAATCTTCCGGCGCCGCCGGCAGCAATTCGACCTCTACCTCGACCTCTGCCGCCGCCTCCTCCCATTGCATCTACCCCAGCTGCCAGTACAGCCTTTCCTGCCAATGCTGATAGAGCTACCGCAGCGATAGAGGCTGCACCGAATAGTGCAGTAGCAGCTATGGTAGTAGCAGTAAAACCACTAGTTAATGGGTTAATACTAGCAACCAAATCGTCTACCGTAAGTTTGGCAAGCCTTTCTGCTTCTGTTAATTCTGCACGTGCCTTTTGAGCAGGATCCAAGGCAACTGCACCTTTACCTGCTTTTAGGTCGTCTAGTTCTTTTCGTTTTTTTGCAGCAATTTGTTCCTGAGTCAGACCATCTGACAAATCTTTGATAATTCTAGTTACGTTACCAACAGTTTCTCTGGTAATACCGGATATATTTTGGAGGTCTTCACTTAATGCTAAAGTACTTGTATTGGCACCGCCAGAAGCATTCATGAACTGTTGAACATTTTTTGCATATGCAGTAGTGAATTGTCCTGTTTGGTATGTACCTTCCTTAACCGCTCTAATTTGTTCATCAAGATTATGCCCGATAACAAGAAACCTAGAACTTGCCGGAGTCATTGCACCTGTTAACAATTGCATTTGTGCGGCGGCAGTTTTTACAGGGTCCCCAAAACTACCAACGTCATCAATAAATCTGTTGGCGGCCGCGATTTCTCTGTCTAATGCGTCAAGTTTTTCTTTAGCAGCCGGATCACCGGATTTTTCTAACGCAAGACGTTCTTGTTGCCAACGATTCTCTTGTAATGTCCACTCATAAGTAGCACGATTTATTTCTTGTTGTTGTCTAGTTGTCTCGACATCTTTGCCGGTCAAATCGGAAAGTATCAATAGATTTTCAGTGTAAGCCTGTGCTTGTTTTGCTAACTTGCCTTCGCTTAGCTGTCTTGAGGTTAAACCGGCGTTTGAGCTTTGCAATAATCTAACGTAATCTCCGGTAGCTTTGATCCTTGCGTCGTCATCAAACCCTAACTTTAAAAAATCTTTACGTGTTTTAGCAGTAGTCGTATTCATTTCAGCGAACGCTCTAACGCCGTCCGCGGTAGTTGAACCCAATACTCGTAATCCGCCATTCAGTGTAGTCGCTTGATTAGAGAATTTTGCTAAATCACTTGACGAAAGCCCCATTGCCTTGCCCATTTGACGTAGTTCGTTAGTAGCAAACGAGCCTGCAGCGCCTGATTTCGAGAGTGCATCATTTACCTTTAAAAGGCTGTCGGCCTGTTTAAATGCTAATTCTGCAACTCTTGTGAGTCCTTGAGCAGCTAATCCAGCCGCTATTCCCAATGGACCAAAATTTGACGTAACTGCTTTTGCTGCATCACCTAATGAGTTTAATCCAGCGCCGTATTTTGCGAATCCCTCAGTTCCAGAAAACAATGCGGTACTGAATGAGCCCAGTGCGATCTTACCGTGGTGCAATGCATTTTTTAAGCCTTCAGCAGCAGCGTCAGTCTTTTTTGTTGACTCAACTCCGGCTTCTGCGTATGTACGCAGTGCTTGTCCAGCATCTTGTGTAGCACGCGCCGAATCTCGCGTGGCACGTGTAGCATCTCTTGTAGCATGGTCGAGCGGTTGAACTGTCTTAGCAAAATTTGCTAAAGTGCTAGCCATAACACTGTTATATTGGCTCAACAATTCAGTGGACTGTCTTAGCTGTTCTTCGTACTGCTCTTGTATTTCTGGATCCATAATCATTTCCGAAAAAAATATTTTGGGTTTTTTACCCACTAAATATACTTAGTATTTAGTGTTGGGAAAATTACCCAAAATCATAAGGAAATAACATATGAACAACAATCCACTTAAGCAGTATTTCAGAAGACCGTCGATCTATCTCAAGTTACCTAGCGGTGGAAAAAACTATGCACCCGGCGTAATCGACATGCCCGAGACCGGTGAACTCCCAGTATATCCTATGACTGCAATCGACGAAATTACTGCTAGAACTCCCGACGCATTATTTAATGGGGTAGCAGTTGCGCAGTTGATTGCAAGTTGCATTCCTGATATCAAAGACCCATGGCAAATCAACTCAATGGATTTAGATGCAATTCTTATTGCTGTAAGAGCCTCTAGTGGTAACGGTGAGATGAAGGTAGAATCAACCTGTCCTGCATGCGGCGAAACAAGTCCTTACTCTATAAACTTAGTTGCGATATTGTCTTCGCTCGAACCAGGTGATTATTCTACTCCACTGGAGATAAACGAATTGTCATTTAAATTCAAGCCACTAACCTATAAACAATTGAACGATGCAGCAAAAGAACAATTTAGTGTACAACGTGTATTTGCCACATTAGACTTCATCGAAGACGCTGAACAAAGAGCAACTACTAGTGAAGAAGCACTAAGAAAAATTACCGAACTAACTATGGACATTGTCAGCAGCGGAATAGAATATATACAAACACCTACGGTCAAAGTAACAGAAAAAGAATTTATTAATGATTTTTTGCATAACTGCGACAAAGAGATGTACATCTCTATTAGAGATTTCAATAGTGAGCTTAAAAGAGCAACTGAACTGAAGCCACTAAAGATGAAGTGTGACAGTTGCGAACATGAATACGAACAGAGCTTTACGCTAAATCCAGCAGATTTTTTCGAGTAAGGCTTCTTCGTGCGTCACCTGAAGACATCAAGAAGCTTATAGATGGGATGGAAAACGAAGTCAGGGATATCAAAAAATCATGCATGTCGATGGCATGGTATATGAGAGGTGGTATTACCTATGATGAGATTCTTAATCTAAGCGAAGAAGAACGCAAGTCAATTAGCGAGATCATCGAAAGCAACCTAGAAGTAACAAAAACTTCTCAGATGCCATTCTTCTAGCAAACGTAATAGGGAAAATTATTAATTTAATTTTCTCTATTACCATATTATACCATTCTATATCTTGGAGAGTTGTTCTTCGAACAACTTATACCTAACTCACTTCGTTCGTTCGGTCTACTCTTTTTCTTTGTTTAAATCTCTTAATTAAGGGTTCTTCCATATAAGTTCTAGAAACCAATTGCCGATTTTGAGCCATGGTAGTGCTAATTTAGCACTACCAAAGTTTTAGGATGCCATGACCCGTCACCTTTGCTATCTGTTCCCCGATATACTAGCCCTGTTCTTTGCTGTATAACGCCACCGGTTGCCCTGTAAAGTAATGATGGGACTGTAGTTGAGGCCGTAGCACTCAGCAACGCATGTTCTACATCTTCAAGATAGAGTATAATGTAGACTCATTCCGGGTTCGCAAAACCATGTCGATTGCCCGGTCGGTGTTCCATAGACAACGCATGTCTACGCTTTTTGAGAGAATGCACTCTCGGCTCCAGATCCGTAACGCAGGTGTCTGCGCCCTCAAGGAGAGTCGAGCAACCCCGACCAAACAGCTATGTATGTATAATCCCAAACAATTATGTATGTATGAGCAAGACTTTGTGTCTGATGAGCTTTATATGGGATAAATGAGTGGCAAGACTTTGGTGTCTGTGAGTATATTAAGAAAGCTAAGTATTGAGCGTTATGTTTCCGGACATGGTGTCTGTGTTAGTATTAGGTGAAGCTGAATAGATTTTAAGAAGGTCTTTGTTGAGCTTGAAAAAATGATTGAATTCGATAATCACCCAGTCTCCTGTCGTAGCAGAACTATAGTAGATGAAATTATCGGTAACCCAAGTATATTTTGTTTGCACTGCAACATACTTGCCTTTGCGGTCGAACTTCATGAACAAGATGTTACAATCATTGTCTTCGGCTACATCCATGAGTTGCTTGATCCAAGAATCAAGTTGCTTGCACTCACCAGTCAACACCAAATGAAAGGGGAAGTCTTTATAATTTTTGCATTCGGCATTGAAGTTTTTAAAAGTTTCTCCTGGAACAATATCCCCCTTGAAACTCCTAACCTGATCCTCATGTAAGTATTGTTTCCTAGCTTGATTCTTGCCGCCAATGTATGCACCCGAACTAGGAGCTCGGATGAAACTTTCGTCGTACGTTTTCGAAAGGAAGCTTGCAACTTCTCTTTCGAATGATGAACCTTTAGCTTTTTGTGGTGAGGGCATACTATGATTTATCACTTGTAATGACGCTGAAATAAAAACTTTAGTCGATATCACTAGTGGTCGAGTAACTAGTAAATCCACCTTCTTTGATTACTGTTAACACTCGATCAACTCTGCTTGTCAGTTCTTCTTTATGACTCACTAACCAAATAGATTTGTTACGATTTCGCGTTAATGTTTTCAGGATGGCAAGTGAATTTTCTAGTCCAATACTGTCCATACCAGAATCAACAAGTTCATCAATAAAGATCGTATTGATCGGGAAATATAGATTTTCCCAAACATCACGGAATGCAAAGGAAAGCGCAAGTATTAATCTATTCATCTCGCCGCGACTAAGATTGTGAAAATCTAGTTCACGACCTAATTCGGTGATCTCAACTGTTAAGTCGTTCTTGAATATAACAGTGTGCGGAAGCCCGATCTTATCTAGATAATAAGTTAGTCTGGCATTGAGGTAAGACAAGTTTTGATCGATGATCTTCTTGCGCACGAACGAATCCTTGCTAGTCAACAGGTCGAGCAAGAACTTCAAGTGATCAGCGATTTTAGTAAGTTCGTTGATACGGTCGAATTTAATTTCTTGTAATGCTGATTTTTCCATGTCATTGATCTGGTCTATATACGGATCAACTTCGTCTACTTTACGCTGTATCTGCTGCAATAAATTAGCAACTGTACTACGATGTTCGATTGCTTCGATTTCAGTATCATAGTGTGTTATCGGAGCAGATCCTAATACTTCGTCGGCGTAATATTCATCGATCTGTTCTATGTAAGGATCCGATTCGGCGTTCTTGGCATCGATTTGATTTTGAATATTTTCAAGTTCCGAACTATGCTTGATAGCTTCTATGTGTGTCTTGTAATGTGTAACAGGAACATTGCCTAAAACATACACAGAATTTTTATTTTTTTCTAAATCATTTTGGGTTTGGGCAAAATCTTGGCGAGCAGTCATAAGAAGGTCCTGCTTACTCGATATCACGGCTCTGTGATTATCATCGTGGAAATCTTGACCACACGTATAACATTTGTTTTTTTCAAGTGTTGCTATTTCTTTTTCCAACTTGATAACAAGATTCTCGTCTTTCTTGAGTGTTGATTCTAAAGCAACAGTAGTCTTGTTGATAGTAGCAAGTTCAATTTTTTTACGATTGTATTCAGCTAGGTCGGCGTGCGCTTGTAGCTCAGAAACAATATTGATTGTCGATAACAAAGTATAGCTATCTTGCAAAGTCCTCACATCCAAATCACGCTTTTGCTTCCATGCAGTTTGCCGAGCTAAAAACGCATTGTATAGTTCTTGCTTTTTCTTTTTTTCTTGGTATAATGTCAATGATTTATGAGCAACCAATTCAGCATCGATGTCGATCTGATTTAGATTATCATATTCGGTGACTAAACTGTTTAGGTCTTCGGTATGTTTGGCATTCCATAATCTCCCACGACGCCGAAGATTTTCGATTTGTTCTTCAACTCGTCTATTGGCTTCTTGTATAGTTCTGGTCTTGAACTCTTCCTGCTCAATAGATTCTTTAATGGACTTCACTTGATTCTTGATAGCTTCTGCTTTCTCAGAGAGTAAAGTGATACCAAGCAATTGTTCAATGATTTTGCGCTGTTCTCCGGCGCCTAATGCTAGAAATGGTTCTGTGTAGGTGTTGAGTACAACAATATGCTTAAACATATCATGTGTCATGCCAATGCTACGTTCGATTACCATTTGGGTATCTTTATTTTCACCCTGTGCATCATCTTTCGCATCTTGTAGCTGGTTGTTGACATAGAACTTAAGCGCATGTGGTTTACGACTGCGTTCAATCCTGTATTCGGTGCCGTTAGCACTGTATTCAAGCGCAACTACCATGCCCTTGCCGTTGGTTCGGTTAATTAGGTTGTCCTTACGAATTTGGTTAATTGGACTGCCGAACAATGCATAACTGAGTGCTTGGATCATAGTAGTTTTTCCTACACCGTTGCGTGCACCAGCCCCGCCTAAATCTAAGTTATGCCCGAGAACCAAGATTAATTCGTTTGTGTTCAGTGATATTGTTTGCGGTACTGCACCCACACTTAAAAAGTTACGAAGGGTGATATTATTGAAGACAATACTCATGTGTTAAGATATAACTCTAGTAGTAGTTTTGGATCATATAAATCACTTTCGATCTTTGTGATCTGGTCGATAACGATCTGGTCAACACTTTCGAAACTTACGTCTCCGGGAGCAAGGTCAGACGCATATTCACTATTTTTAATAGGAATCAATGACATCTCTCGCAAGTTATATTTTGGGATCAATGTCTCACGAATGAAACTAGCTTCTTCATATGATATATCAATGTCTAGATGCACTCTAATATTTCCTTTAGGTAAAAGCAACCCATCTGGGTTATCTAGTACTTCGCTTAACTTGTAAACGCGAAACACGGGTTGATCAGGCCACGAATGAAACTCTGGTTCTTGGTCCCATTCAAGTACCATCATACCACGAGCATCATCACCGGCGTCTGCATAATTATGAGGAAACGCATTGCCGATATACCAGATGTTTTTGCGAGATTGTCTCTTGTGAAAGTGTCCAGAAAATACACGTTCGAATCTAGCAACATGATCAGAGTTTAGTTCGCCGTGATCAGGCATCTCGATCATTGCATTCATGAAAAAATGTGGCAATTCTAAGTGAGCAAACAAATATTTACCACTCATCTTTGCTAGTTTTTTATAGTCATCCCCTATTAACCATGGAGCAATTACTACATCACCTTGCTGAAACCAATCATTGACGATGATAACGTTGGGAAGATGATTTGCCCACTCGACTGAATGAACATCTCTACGATCACGGTAATACAAGTCGTGATTGCCTGGAATGAAGTATACTCTTTCGAAACTAGCGTTTAATCGTTCTAGGGCCCGAAGACCAAACTGAAGGGTGTGAATATTAATGCTTGCTCTATGGTGATTCCAATCACCTAAGAAAAAACAAGTTTCACATCCTTCCTCTTTAGCCTTACTGATAAACCAATCTATGAAATCAAGACAGTCTTGGTTATGTTGTAAGCTGTTGCTTTTAAGACCAAAATGAATATCAGTAAGGACAGCAGCTTTTTTAAACAAATTACTCATAGAATAATTATATCACCTTATAGATTATTAAACAATAGATTTGGATAACTTAAGGCTCTAGTTGCATCTTTGTGCCTTTTGTTTGGCGAGTAAATGAGGGAGCTAATCCATTCATCTCCAAGATGTCGTCGCGAATATTCTGTGACCTCTTTTCAGTGTTTAGTACTCGGCAGAAGCTATTAGTAATAGCCGCCGTATAGTAGGCGAATGGATTTGCAGACTTTGCTTCGTTGAATCGAAGTCCAACATATGTTAGTTGTAGAATGGCAGAGTTACGCATCTCATCATTGTAGGTATACCCCCTCCAATTATATTTCATAGCATACTTCTCGCACAACATCATATACATTCTAGCTAGCTTGTTTGTGATGTTTCCGTGATCCTTAGAGAAGTAACCATTTTCAATTCCGCCCACCCAATGTGATTTTCCCACACAACGGAATTCTTTTGTGTCGTCTAACTTATAATGTTGGAATGGAGGAAAGTTTACCTTCACGTGGACCATATCATCCACTTCAGCCTTTGATGTTTTGTCTTCCAAATCAGAAAACTCAGTACTGTCATCGTTTTCAAAGATCAATATGTCTGTTGCAGTCTTCTTATTGGTTTTTCTTGGTTGTTTAGCTGCAATCGGAATATGGTCCCAAGTCATAACACGAAAAATTAGATCCTGTATTGGAATTGAGTTTGGGTCCACTTTCTCACCGGATTCAATTGACAATCTAGTTGCGCGTGTTTCTCTTGCTAGTTCGATCTGTTCAGGTTTAGCAGCAAATTCTAAACTACTAGCCAACGTAGATTCTGGTTGATCGATAATTAGGTCATATCTGTGATAATCTGGGTCAACATAATAGCAATATGAGTTCTTGCTGATATGGATTTCTTTTAAGATATCCTTGTTATTTAAATAATTGATTGGTTTCTTTATAGCCACATCTAATCCTTCTATGATTATAATTTGTATGATACTATTACTGTTGCAAAAATACAACTGATTAGGGTAAAAATTCGATGATTTTCAAGCGATAAATACACTCAGTGTATTTATGCGTGATGTAAATATGAATAATTTGTTTAGGTACTACAAAGAATGACAACGGCGACACAACAACTTATAATCAACCTAAAAGCCGCACCAATTGGTGCGTTGTATTCAGGCAAGGATCCTCAAGGTTATACTAAGTTCTTGAAAAAGACCGGCGAGAATCAGTGGCAATATTTTCAAAACGGTCAACCAGGTGAATATATCGGGGTAGAAAGCGCCGCTGCAACATTCCAACGAGATAAGATGGGTAGGGTCACGGGCGGCACTACAGAAGCACCTGAGACTGGGAAAACCGCCCCAGTACAAGCAACGACCGGTGGGCGAACTGCTAGAGAAGCATTCGCCGGTGCACCCGCAGGAACTGTATGGACTGGCAGAGGTACCAGAGGCGATACTAATGGACAGCTTCTAGTCATCAAAAAAGAAGATAACGGCCGCTTCTCGGTTGGCCCAAACGGCGCTATGAACCAGCTGAGTAGTGATATTAACAGTGCGCTCGATTACTACAAATTTTCAGGAAATGTGATTAATACTGCAAACAGAGCAGCTTGGTCTATCTCGCCACCTTCGTCTTTTCCAGCAAAAGATACTGTACGTAGAGCGAATGGCGCCGCCTCGACTACGGCTACGGCTTCAACTTCAACCAATCCACCCACTGGTCTTCAGGGTCCGATTGATACGGTCGAAGCAGAAGCAACTCTACAAGATCAAACTCAGTTTGGCCTTTCAGAAGACTGGCGTGTTCGATTGACTCTATCACCGGGCTCTGATTATCTTTATAATGATCCTGATGCTGAAAACAGCGTACTGGCTCCATTAGCAGAGACCGACGGTGTGATATTTCCATACACACCCCGAATTGGTCTCACCTACACCGCAGAATACGGAGAAACTAAGTTAACACATAGTAATTATAAGATACACCAGTATATTGCAAGTTCAGTGGATCAGGTTTCTATAACTGCTGATTTTACATGCCAAGACGTATTCGAAGCAAGATATCTAATTGCAGTCATACACTTCTTTAGGTCAATGACTAAGATGTTCTATGGCCAAGATGAGTATCCTATGCGTGGCACTCCTCCCCCATTGTGCTACATGTATGGGTTAGGGGACTTTCAGTTCCAAGCGCATCCATTAGCGATCAATAGTTTTGCTTATACTTTGCCGCCTGACGTGGACTACATTAGAACAACTGCACCTGAATCTGCTGGACTCATAACTCCTTCACAATATGAAACCGAAAAGTCCATTGATAATCAACGCCAGCTACCGGCTAATGTTGGACGCGGCGGCGTGTTGCGGCGTATAAGGGCATTGCAGTTAGCAAACCAGTCCTCTCCCACTGTAACTTGGGTGCCTACTAAAATTGAATTAACAATTAATGCATTGCCGATAATAAGTAGAAATCAAATTTCAAACGAATTCAGTCTTAAAAAATATGCAACAGGAGACCTTATGTTGGGTGCTAGACGAGGAAAAGGCGGCCTGAGCGGCGGAGGTATGTGGTAATGAGTAATCAAGGAATATATCCTCCGACGAGTCCATATACTCAGACTAATGTAGTGAGCGCCAAATATCTAGACGTTTTGGTATATAGAGATATTCCCAAAGATGTAAACGATGTTTATATGGAAATCACTGCGACCTATCAATATAGACCAGACTTATTAGCATATGATTTGTACGGCGATGCGAAGTTATGGTGGGTATTTGCTGCGCGTAATCCAAATCGGTTAGGCGAAGATCCCTACTTTAACTTTACCGCAGGTGTAGGAATATACGTACCTAAAATGACTACTTTAGTCAGTGTGTTAGGTATCTAATATGGCAGAACACACGGAAATTGTCGGTTCAGCCGATGATGACAGACAAAATCGTAATTTACCTGCAACTTCAACTCCAACGATCAGGAAAGAAACGTCAGACCTTCTTGTTCCGGGAAAACGACTGTTTAATCCTTTAGGAAAATTTGCTAGCTATAATTATCAAATTAGTTTGTACATGATTACTCCTGATGCATACGATGCATTTATTCAGACTGGACGCCGCAGGATTAATGCATTTAGTGATGCATTGCCTGATCGAGGCATAGATCCAGTAACTGGTAAAAGAACGGGTGGCGGAGCATTACTAGTTGCTCAGAGCGGGGGGATAAACAATAAAATCGATAACCGAGCACCGGGTTTTACTAATGATTTTGGAATCGATAATCTAGTAATAAAGAATTTTCTGAGTGGACCGTCTACTGGAAGTACAGCAAATGTTACTGAAGTAACTTTTTCTATTACTGAGCCATATGGATTTTCTTTCCTGACTAAACTAAGACGGGCAGCAGACGCTATTGAAAAATACGTAAATTCAGGGTTTTCTATTGGGTCTAGTCTTAGAACAGGCAAAGGTCCGGAAAATCCAGCTAAACAGTTCTTTATATTAGGCATTCGTTTTTATGGATATGATATTGCCGGCAATCCCATGACAGGTTCTGAGAAAGTTGGAGGTAGTATATTAGACCCAACCAACCGTTCAGTCGATATTAATTCACCCCAAAACGCAGTATTTGAAACGTTTTATGATATTGCGATTACTTCCATCAAATTTAAAATTGATGGAAATTCTGTTAGGTACGACTGTGCAGCAAACGCTTTGTTCCCTAAGGAAGCGCTGGGCGCGCGATTGGGCGCCATCAAAAAGAATACAAATGTTACCGGAAAAACGGTAGGTGACGTATTGCGCAGTCTGATGGAAAACCTAACAAACGAGCAACAAGCTGATACTAAAAAAACTCCGCCTGCTAGGCAAGAAGCTAATACTTACGCAATAAAATTTATAGGCGACGCTGATCAGATTGACATGGCTGAGATCGCTACTCCAGAAGATATCAACAAATATAAATATCCAGGGTCGACAGCGAAGTCTCAGCAAGAATCTAACCCCGGGCTAGAAGTAATATCAACCCCTGATAAAGACAAACGAAGCTATAGTTTGCCACCAATGCCTATTGTACAGGCAATAAATCAAGTAATATCACAGAGTACATTTTTAAGAGACGCGCTACAACTGGTATATACTACTGCGACTGAGCCGGATTTTGCTAAAAAAGTAAGAAATGCAAACAAACCCAATTCAAAAGCAGCAATGAAATGGTATACTTGTAATCCGGTACTTTCAAATGCTAGGTGGGATAAGATATTGGGTTCATGGGCATATGACATAACATATCAGATACAAATTTACCTGACTCCCGTGATCGATAGCGCGTTTGCTAACCCTGGCAGCCGCTACTATGGTCCGCACAAACGATATAAATATTGGTATACTGGCGAAAATTCCGAAATCATTGGATATACACAGCAACTCGATACCGCTTATTATGTCATTGTATTGGGTGGTCCACCCAATACCTCTTCTACTGTTACAGCTCCGGGACAAGTTGACCCTGGAGCAAACCAATTTAGCACGCCTAGAGATCCTCAGGGGGTAGATCACATTAATGCTAAACAAGGTCTATTGGGCTCGCAAGCAACTGCTACCCCGGGCAGCGTGATGACATACTTGCTTGATCCTGCTAAAACCGCGACAGCTACTATCAATATTTTAGGTGACCCAGATTTTCTCATGCAAGACACTACTTATTCAGAAGAGAGTCAAATTTATCAAAGATTTTACGGCACTGATGGGTTTACGGTTGACCCTAACGGAGGACAGGTTTTCGTTGAAATCGACTTCAACGAACCAGTTGATTACTCGGCTGGAACTGGATTGATGAACATCAACGAGAGCATACAATTTTGGAAATATCCTGAAAGCCTGTCGAAATTAATTCAAGGTATATGCTATCATGTAATCGATGTCAAAAGTACATTCAATTCTGGAAAATTTGAACAAGTACTGAACTGTATTATAAACGCAATGGGATCTCCGGAAGACCCATTCTCCTCTGAACGCAGTGATTCTTCTAGTAATACTGGATCAAATACACCCAATAATGGAACTGGTAATAACACTGGTTCACTTCCCGGAAGTATTCCCGGAGATAATAAAAATGTCTTTGTCCCTCCTACAGATTCCCAAAGTCCCGAAAATTAAATTTAGGTAATAAAGTATGGCACTAGATGATATTAAGCTTAAAGGTCGGATAAAGGGAACTAAGCATGATTCCGGCGGCGGAGTCACGTATGATGTTCCAATGATTGGAATTGTTAAAGATAACATTGATCCGACACGCGCAGGTAGAATCAAAGTTTATCTCAGTGAGCAAGGAAGTCCAAATTCTGACGATTCAGCTAACTGGGTAACTGTTAACTTTTTAAGTAGTTTTTTTGGTAGGGTGACCCCGCAAGCAGGTCAAACCGGGTTAGGCTCTTACGTTGACAACGCAAGTTCGTATGGGCAATGGCAAGCCCCACCGGATATTGGAACTGAAGTAATTTGCTTGTTTATTAACGGTGATCCTAACTATGGATTCTACATAGGTGCAATTCCTAACCCAGAAGCATTGCATATGCTCCCTGCTATCGGTGGGGCAGATTCTATCGTTCCTAATTCCGGAGAAGCAGAAAGCTATGGCGGAGCAACAAGATTACCGACATCCAACTTCAATACCAATAACGCCGACCTAAGAGATAGTAATGAATTCTTAAATTCTCCCAGACCGGTTCATAGTTATACGGCATCGATCATGCACCAACAGGGAATTATACGTGATCCTCTTAGAGGACCTATAGGTTCTAGCGCGTCTCGCGAAGCTGTTTCGCGTGTTGGCTGGGGCGTAGCCACTCCGGGTAGACCTATTTATGAGGGTGGGTACGACGATCAAACTATCGCTTCTAACTTAGATACAACGAAGGGCGAACAATTAAAAGTTGTGGCACGCCGCGGCGGCCACTCGTTGATCATGGATGATGGGGACATCATTGGTCGAGACCAACTTATCAGACTTAGAACTTCGTTGGGTCATCAGATTTTGATGAGCGATGACGGACAGACGTTGCAGATATTGCATTCAAATGGACAGTCATATGTCGAATTAGGCAAAGAAGGTACAGTCGATATCTACTCAACTAACTCGATCAATATGCGTACTCAAGGGGACTTCAACATTCATGCAGACCGTAATGTAAACATACATGCTACTGATACATTAAATCTACATGGTAAAACTATTAATATCGATAGTGAACAAGACTTGAAAGTGCGTGCTGGTAAGAATTTTGAAACACAAGCAGTAGGCAAATACACGGTTAAGGCAGGTGCGGCATTGGCACTTAATTCTGGGCAAGAAGCATCTATGAATGCAACCGGATTGACTTATATCAATGGCTCACAAGTAAACATTAACAAAGGATTGCCCACTACTTCGGCTAAGCCAGTAACTGCAATTCCAATAAAAGCACAGACTGACACACTATACGATGCACAAAAAGGTTTTGCCGCCGCACCCGGCAAGCTACAGACTATCACTTCCCGTGCACCTGCTCATTACCCGTGGGCTAATGCAGGACAGGGGGTTGATGTCAAGAACTCGCTTAATGCAGAAGACAACATTCCACAATCTCCTTCTCCTTCAGTGCAACAAGTAAATCAAGCTGCATCTACCGCAGGTGTCGCGCCGCCTGCGGAGACAACTAATCAATCTGTTCCCACAGTTCAGCCGGTCTCTCCTGGGATGGATGTTAATACGACCAGTGCCGTACTAAGTCAGGTCGCGACCAGTGCCGCACAAGGTCCGTTGTCTGCTGCGGTTGATATAGGCACTGCAATAGTCAATATTGGGAACGGGGCCAAAGCAGGGGCTATCGGGTCATTTGCGATGACTCCCACACAGATGGCATCATCGGGGGTTATCAAACCCGGCTCTGACATTCTGATCAATAAACTAATACAAGCAGGCAAGTCAATTGCACAATCTCTTCCAAACAGCATGTTTACTGGTATAGCAGGAGCTTCTACGTTGTCTTCGTTTGTGTCAAATACAACTGCACAAACTGAAGCAATGGTTAACAATTTACAAAAAGCACAAAAGGCATTGGGCATGATTGGAGTCATCACCGGCAAAGAATCACCGGGGATGCTTTCTGGATTAATAACGGCCGCCGCAACAGTGGGGGTGTCACAAACAGTTCAGGCAGTACGACATATCGCACAATCTATTACTGTTAGCGGAGATACTAATACGTTAGGTGGTTCAACTGCCGGATCAAATACAAACACAACGGGTAGAAATATTAATCAATTTGGAAATAGTGTTGTTGGGGCATTAACTCAAGTGTTAAATCCATTGGGTAGTCCAGTGACTGGAGTATTAAGCTCACTTCCAAACGGAGAAAGTTCTGTCACTAATGCGTTGCGGGCAATTGGTGCAGGGAGTATTGCAGGAAAACTAGCATCTCTCACGGGAGGATTGGGAGGCATCTCACAATCTATCGGTGGATTATTGGGTAATGCAAATTCAAACGGCAAAGACCTAGCTAGTGCATTGATCAGTGACAGAGGAGTAGCCGGCGCGGCGTTCCAGTCTATTGTTAGTTCGTTCGTGCCATTGACTCCGGGAGTAGCGCAGAGCTTATCTGCTATCGCCCAAGCGGCAGCTGCCGGTAAGGCATTAAATTCTAGTCAAATAACTCAGTTAGGTAGTTCATTAATTAGTTCGTTAAGTGGATCATCGATTAATGTATCCGGAGTGTTGGGTGGTCTAGACAGATTGGGTGGATTAGGTAGTGCTGCAGGGGCATTAGGTAGATTGGGTGGATTAGGTAGTGCTGCAGGGGCATTAGGCGGGCTAGCCGGGCTTGGCGGTCTTGGTGGATTAGCAGGGCTAGCTGGGCTTGGTGGCGGCGGTGCGGTGTCAATCGGTGGCGTACTTTCGTTCTCGTCATTGGGTAAACTAGCTGCTGGCATCATCACCGGCGGCAATGCGTTCGGTATAGGCGGAATATTAAACATCGCTAGGGGCGGGATCACAGGACAAATTGCAGGACTCGCCCAAAATGGCGTCAGTGGTGCAATTAACGGTGCATTGGGTAGTGTAACCGGTTCAGTGGGAGGTTTGGCACCCGATGCATTGGGTAGCTTAGGTAGTCAGATAGCGGGCGCAGCGAACGCCGGTTTAGCAAGAACCTTCACCGGCGCGATAAACAATGCAGTAGGGGGTACCATATCTGGGGCATTGAACAACGCCGTTGCTGGCGTAGTTAATAATATTTCTGCCGGATCAATCAACAATACTATCGCCGGTATTACCGGCGTAGCTTCGGTCATACAACACGGTTCGGCTGCTAGTGTTAATAGTCTCGTTGCCGGAAATACAACTACTATAGGTGGAATTACTGGAATCATTAACTCCACTACTACTGCTACTGCTAATTTGGGAAATATCGCAGGAAAAGTACAAAATGCAGTAGATAATGTCACTAGTATTTCGGGTGCAGGATTATCGGGTGTATCAGGGGGAATATCATCTTTGATCAAGGCAGCTTCGGCTACTCAGTCAGGCTCGAAGTCATCCGTCGCTTCGCTTATTTCAAGTGGTATTAGTGCATTACCTGCAGGATTAAATTCTATTTCTAATGTGTTGAATAAAGCAGTAAACATAACTAATTCTATTCCGGGAGCAGGAAAACTTTCCGGGCTTATCAAAGATGCACAGTCGGCAGTAATGAACGGATTACCTAACATCGTGAATAGCGTTATAGGTAAAAACAATTCACTGGGTTCATTGATTGCAACCGGACTATCTATTGGAGAAGGGTCACAGCTTTCTTCTATATTGGCGAGCCTATCGTCTAGTGGTAAATCACAGATCAAGTTGCCGCAAGTTGGATTTAATACCTTTGCTAGAGAAGCAATAACAGCAAAAATAAGTAATTTGTTAGGTAATCCTAAGATTCCGTTACCAAATCTACTAGGGGAAGTGCCACCCGATTTACAGAATGCTGTCGCGGCCCTAACTAATATTAGTAATGAAATATTTAAAGTGCAAGATGAGTTAGGTCAATGGAATCAAAAGATTGAGCAAGCAAAGAATGCGTTTTATGCTGCTGAACAGAATCTACCACAAGGTGATCCAACTATCACCCAATTGCGTCTGGTTTGGAAACAGACATTTAATGATTCGGCACGTTTGCGATTAGTAGAACGACTAGCTGAATTGGGCTCTGGAACGAGAGGAGCAAACCCCAATTCTAACACTTCGGGAACTGGTGTAGTATCGGCAGTACAAAACATCACGTCTACTTTAAATGGTATACCAAATCCCGGAACACGAACAACCGGAAGCGACAATCTATCGGGATCATTGAATGATACTGCATCTCTCTTTAATACACTGGTGTCATCAACTACAAGAGTTTCTAATTTTGGGCTAAGCAATACATGAGGACTAGTCAGTTGGTCGATCAGCAAACGGATAAATAAAATTATAAGGAAATATCATGGCAACATACATAGGATTTAGCACGATCAATGCAAATAAACCAAAGACAACTAACCCAGTCAGCCCCCCAAATGGCGGCTTTGGCACAGATCAGATCGGCGGACTAGACGGCGGCTTTGGTTCTATACTAGAACCGTTGAACTGGGGAAAGAAATTTAGATTGGTAGACGCGCCACTAGTGATACAAGACTTCTTGAATGCGTTAAACATTCCCAAAGGTCAAAAAGTTGGGCAACCAGCTTATGGAACCACATTGTGGTCATTCTTGTTTGAGCCCAACACACGAGACGTACAGTTTCAACTAGAAAACGAGATCAGGCGTTTGGCGAGTGAAGATCCTAGAATGACGTTAGCCTACGTAAAATCATTTCCTAAAGAGAATGGCATATTAATTGAACTTCAAGTAGCTATAAATCCATATAATCAACCGGCAGTAGTCAACATCTACTTTGACAGGAATTCTCGCAGTGCAGGACTGATCTAATCAAATTACGCTCTTTTCCGAATGATAAATATATCAAAAGAGAGTAACTCTATGGCCACATCCTCAAGACAGTCATCATTATTCGGAGCAAATGATTGGAAGACTATCTATCAGACCTTCCAAGAATCTGATTTCAGAAGCTATGATTATGAAACTCTTCGGAAGAGTTTTATTGACTATTTGCGGAATTACTATCCTGAAACTTTTAATGACTATGTTGAATCTTCAGAATTTATTGCCCTTCTCGATGTTATGGCATTCATGGGGCAAGGTCTTGCGTTCCGCAATGACCTAAATGCGCGTGAAAACTTCATCGACACTGCTGAGCGCAGAGATTCTGTTATTAAACTAGCTACTTTGGTTGGGTATACTCCAAAACGCAATATCGAGGCTAATGGTTATCTCAAAGTTACCAGTATCAAGACCACACAAAACATAACTGATATTAACGGATTAAATCTGAGCAACGTTCCGGTATTATGGAATGATCCTGCAAATCCAAATTGGCTTGAGCAATTCAACACAATCGTGAACGCATCACTTGTCAGTACACAAAAGATAGGTCGACCGGGCAACATCGCTGACTTATTGGGAGTGACCACGTCTGAGTATTCGATTCAAATTCCAACAAACAGTTTACCTATTGTTCCGTTCACGTCGTCTATTGACGGTCAAACAATAAATTTTGAATTAGTCAGCGCAACCTCGCTTAACGAAGACTACATATATGAAGTACCACCTGCACCGAGCGGCAAATTCAACATGCTGTATCGCAATGACAAATTAGGTTTTGGTAGTCCTGAATCAGGCTTCTTCTTTTATTTTAAGCAGGGCACTCTTACCACAGTTAACTTCACGTTTCAGCAAGAATTGTCTAATCAAATATTTGAGATTGACGTCCAAGGTATCAACAACACAGATACTTGGCTGTTCCAATTAAACAGTGATGGGACCAGGACTGAATGGAAAAAAGTCGATAGCGTATATGCGGATGCATATTTGCAAAAAGAAAAGTCAAGTAGAAAACTGTTCTCTGTAAATTCTCGCTTTAACGACCAAGTAACTTATATATTCGGTGACGGTGTATTTTCTGCTATCCCGATCGGTAACTTCAGGGCGTATGTCCGTGCAGGCAACGCTCAAACATACAGCATAGAACCCTCAGAGATGAATGGCATCTCAGTATCATTCAACTACATCAGTCGACTGGGTCGTCCCGAAACATTAACTGTGGGCTTGACGCTTCCATTAACAGTTAACAATGCACAACAAAGGGAAACGCTACAAGAAATCAAGCAGCGTGCTCCTACTCGTTATTATACACAGAATAGAATGGTTAACGGAGAAGACTATAATAACTTCCCGTATACATTGTATAGTTCGATCATTAAATCTAAAGCAATCAACCGTGCTTCAGTTGGTGTTTCTAAGAACCTAGACTTACTTGATCCAACTGGTAAATATTCAAGTACTAATTCTTTTGCTGGCGACGGCGCATTATTTCAAAATAATAATGACGGAGTTCTGTCGCTGACTATCAACACGACCAGCGATATTATCGCATTCTTTACGGATACGCTTGCTTCAGTTCTAGCATTGACTAGGGCGTCACAGTACTATGTTGATGCAACAGGAAATGCAAGTAATACTTGGTATAAACGATTCAACATTAACACTGCATCAGGGGACGGTACTGTATATTGGCAAACAAGTTCAGTTGATACCGGCGCCGAATCTGGATATTTCTATAATATAACTGGTAGTTTTTTAGCTCCGTTGTCGATTGGCACATTCAATAGTAATAATTGCAAGTATATTACTACTGGAGCCATTATTAAATTCGCTGCACCGTCGGGGCAGTACTTCGACAACAACAATCGATTAGTGTCGGGTATCGCTCCGTCCCCCGAAAACAATTATATTTGGACAACGGTACTCAATGTAATAGGTGACGGCTCGAACAATGGTTCAGGTAGTTTTGCTAACGGCTCTGGTCCCGTCAAAGTCAATGGCTTTGTTCCGTCAGGCGCAATCTTGTCGCAAGTAATCCCTGTGTTTGATAATGCATTGTCAACTAACCTTATCCAAGAATGTATCGTTAGAATGGAATTAAATCAAGATTTTACTCTTGTGTTTAATAATTCTATTGCAGTCAACCAAGAGCGCTGGTCAATCGAATCTATCAATAATACAAATTACTTTGTTAAATTTACAAGCACTGGAGCAAATAAGTATGCTATCGCATATAGATCATTGAAGTATTATTTTGGATCAGTAGCAGAGACTAGGTTTACTTACTCTAGCGGCGAGTTAGTCTATGATCCCTTTTCAGGTAAGATCATTCAAGATTTCGTGAATATCTTACCAATCAATACTCAATATGGAAGCAGTGTTCCTTTGGGCAAAGAAGTCAAAGTTAATATCTTAGGTCAGACAGTAGAATCGGACGGATATATCAACGACTTTGAAGTTGAAGTCGCGGCTACTGACATTAACAATAGCCAACTAATACTAAATCCAGAGTTCTTTAGCAGTGTAACTGGATATGTTTCTGGAAGCCAAAACGTAGGCATCTATGTGTTCTTTGAAACAGTGCAAGATCCTATCAATCTTACTAGACAGTACATCATCCCCTCATCATCTGTGGAGTATCAATACCCAACAATTTCACAAATTGAAACAGTAAAGTATGATTATCCACTGGGGCAATTGTTTTATGCTTATACAGAAAATAAATTTTATAAGTCTGTACAAGACCAAACGGTAACTACCCCATATTACATAATGACAATTCAACCTCAGTATTCGAAGCAAGTTGGAAGACAGGGACTTGCTTTCCAATATCGACACAATTCGAATAACACTACTCGTATCGATCCAGTGACGACCAACATTATCGATTTGTATGTAGTAACACAAGCATACTATACTTCTTATACAAATTGGATTGTTGATACGACCAATACTATTCCTAAACCACTTCGTCCAACTATCAATGAACTCAACCAAGAATATGGACAAGTACAAGACTACAAAATGCTGTCAGATGCAGTAATTCTAAACAGCGTTATGTTCAAACCGTTATTTGGCGCTAAAGCAGATGCTGCATTGCAGGGCACTATCAAAGTCATCAAAGATAGCAATACTAATGCGAGTGATAGTGAAATTAGAAGTGCTGTCTTAGCTGCAATGAATAATTACTTTAATATTAATAACTGGAACTTTGGAGATACTTTCTATTTCTCAGAACTGAGTGCATACTTACACGCTGAGTGTGGTGATCTTATTAGTTCTGCTGTATTAGTATCGAATGATCCTACCAAACCTTTCGGGGACCTATATGAAATTAAATGCATGCCATATGAAATTTTTGTAAATGCCGCCACTGCAAATGACGTATTAGTAGTACCGGCCCTAACACCCACTCAATTACAGGTAAGATAAGTATATACATGGCTAGAATCAGGACACTCGATTTCCTTCCGGAAATATTTCAAACTCCAACTAATGCACAATTTTTGGCGGCTACGCTTGATCAATTAGTGAATCCGCCCGAATCCCAGCGTATCCAGGGATATATCGGTAGCAGACTTGGCTACGGCATAAATGCTGTAGATAGCTATGTAGTAGAGCCAACTAAAACTCGTAGAAATTATCAATTAGATCCGGGCCTAGTATTCACTAAACCAAACGAATCGACTGCACAGGACTTTATCACGTATCCTGGAATCATTGACGCATTAAAGATCAGTGGCGGTGTTACTAACAATAACGACAGATTATTTAATAGCCAGTTCTATTCATGGGATTCATTTACTAATTTAGACAAGATCATCAACTTCGACCAGTATTACTGGTTGCCTGAAGGACCTCCTTCAGTTACAGTATCTGTTGCCCCTGTCTTCTCTTCAGAAAATTATATCGTAACTGATTTGGCTTCTACGTACGATATCAAGGTAGTAGGCAGTTTTGCTGGTTCGTCGAATCCTACATTAACTCTATTGCGGGGAGGCACATATACTTTTGCAGTCGATCAGGAATCACAGTTTTGGATTCAAGGTGAACCTGGGGTATCTGGGTTTTCTCCCATCCAAGCTAATCAACCTGTTCGAGATGTTTATGGAGTGAGCAACAACGGTGCCTCAGCGGGATTAGTAACATTTAATGTTCCTAGCAAAGATGCACAAGCACAATATAATTTTTCAGGCAACAATACAGTAGGCGTTGTTAGTACGTTACCTTTCGATCAAGTCAATGGTGTTCTTCTTTCTGAATTGGAAAACATCGACGGAGTAACGTCACTTGACGGGTTGACTGTTATGTTTTATAACAATGGGGTAGTCGATGAAATCGGATATACCTCTTCGTACCTAGCGGAAACCCCATATGATGTCAACGACGATCAAATTGTTGCACCGTTAACGCTTACAGTTACGAGTTGCAACACGACATCTTTTACTACCAGCTCAACTATTCAATTGGTAGTTAATCAAACAATAACGTTTGATAACCCAGTGTTTGGTGGTGTCACCGCCGGACAAGTTTATTTTATCAGTGCAATTCCAACTTCGACGACGTTCAACATTTCAGAATACATCGGCGGCCCAAATATCGTATTAACTCCCGACTCGGGAGCGATGGTTGCGAATATAAATCAAGGGCTATATCAACAAGGGTTCTATTCTACAGTCGCAGAGAACTTCTATCTGATCAGCTATGTTGGAAATCCTGATAATCCTGTTCTTAGGCTTACCCCGGCAGGTCTTATTCCTACTGAACAAAAGATCATACCTCAATATGGAACAGAATGGGTAGCTAGACCATTCTATCGAGATATTAACGGGGCAATCAATCTAGTTCCTTACATCACTGCACCCCTTGATGTGTTGTATTATCAAGACGGGACCACTTCGTCTAAAGTAGGTGTTATTCGCATCATCGATAGCAACACTACAAATTTGCTGGACGTTGACACTGACATAATTGGGCAAAAAACCTTTACTTCCCCAAACGGTATTGTTTTCACTAATGGACTTAAAGTGTCGTTCGACGGTGCAGTTGTTCCTTCACGTTATTTGACCGGGGAGTATTACGTAGAAGGGGTAGGTACTGCGATTGAGCTTATTCCAACAACCTCGCTTGTTTGCCCGGAAAAATTCACAATTGGTGAGTTCAATCCATGGGATATTGCCCCGTTTGATATCGGAAACTTTGACATTGGATTATATATTCCAGTAGATCCAGACTACATCACGATTGCTAGAAATTCGATCAACAAGAATGCCTGGTCAAGAAGCAATCGATGGTTTCACGTCGCTGTTATTCAAGCGACTGCTACGTATAATCAAAATCCTGAAATTCTAAATGTGTTGGCCACTGCAACAAACAAAGCAAAACGCCCAATAATCGAATTTTATCCTAACCTAAAGTTGTTCGATTCAGGTACTTTCGGCAAACCATTAGTTGATTTTATCGATACCCGTTGCACTGATGCATTGTCAATTGTTGCGGGCACACAAAGTTATTACCCAGACGTAGAAGTTTATACTGAGTACACCGGAACGATTGGTTCGGTAGTTTCAGCCACGACCACAACAGTTATCATTCCCACTAGCGACATCACCGGTGAATTTCAAATCGGCATGTATATTGCAGACACGACCAATATATTGCCGACTAATACTCAAATCACCGCGATTACAATCAACGGGTTAAACACTGAACTAACAGTAAGTTGGGAAAATGCAACTACACTTGCATCAGCCGCCGCTGCATCGATAACTGGCTCTGATCTTAACATCAATAACTATGGATTGTTTTCTGGTGCTAGAGTGGTATTTTCTGCCGACGCCGATATCAATGTTAGAAATAAAATTTATATAGTAGATATCTCAGAAGTCACTAGCGGTGAACCAATGGTCATTACCCTTGCTGAAGCTGAAGAAGGGTTGCGTCAGAACAATGATCAGATTGCAATCTTGCGCGGGTATACACATCAAGGTACTTCGTTCTATTATGACGGAATCAACTGGAATCAAGCACAACAAAAAGTTACGGTGAATCAAGCCCCGTACTTCGACGTATTCGACGCTAACGGGGTATCATTGGGAGATCCTGAAGTATATATAGGAACATCATTTAGCGGCTGCAAGTTGTTCGCGTATGGACTCGGAGCTGGCGCTGATGATCCTGTTCTAGCTTTTCCTGTACGATATTCCTCGATAGCTAACGTAGGTGACATTAGCTTTGATGTATCGCTTAACTCAGACACGTTTAGTTATGTTTCGGGGACAGAGCCGATAACGCAACAAGTTAACACTGGATATGTATACAGTTACGTTGGTAGAGAAACCTTTGTCAGACATCTTGGCTGGGAGAAGGCCATCGCTCCTTCTACTCAATATCAGGTATTTGAATTTGGATTTAATATTTTCCGCCCATCAACCCCTCTGAACACCTATGTTTGTGATATTGCCGCATCACCTACCCCGAGTTTAACTAATCCTGGTTGGACTCCTGTTCAAGTGTTCGTCAACAATGTTTACCAAACACCTGACAAATACACCGTTACCATTGGCAATAGCACTACTAAAATTGTATTGAATGATACTCCTACCGAATCTACTATTATTCAAGTACTGATCATCAGTGATCAAGTAAGCAAGACTGCATACTACACTATTCCAATTAATTTGAATAACAATCCATTGAACGACGACATCACCACAGCTAACATCGGTGATATACGTTTACAATATCGCGACATCTTCATCAATGCACCCAACACGACGGGTGACCTCTTTGGTTCAAACAACTATAGAGATTTAGGAAATCTAGTGCCCTACGGCACTGCGATTATTCAGAACTCTGCGTCACTTGTGTTGCCGGGTACATTCTTACGCAAACAAAATTATAATCTGTTTGATGCACTGTTGTTCAACAGCAGGGAATACATCAAATATAAGCAATTGATTGTTGACACCGTTAACAATATGGATCTTGTGCAAAGATATCTGCCTGCTCAACTTCTAGATATGGCACTAGATCAGATCACTGATGCCAAAAGTCAAATTCAAGCATTTTTCTGGTCAGACATGCTTCCAGTTAAGTCAGCATTCCGTACCAATACTTATACGTTTGCCAACACACTAGATACAACGATATATCCATTATCAAAAGTATATAATTTTCAAACAGCAAATTATGACGGAGTTCTAGTTTATCTGTCACGTATCGTAGACAACAATCGTGTTCAACGGCAATTGATCAAAGGGGTTGACTACAGTGTCAGCGCCGAATCTCCGTCATTGACTATCACTCTCGACCTACAGCCAAACGATCAAATAACGATCAATGAATATAATCAGACATATGGCTCTTATGTACCCAACACTCCAACTAAGTTGGGAATGTATCCTGCGTCAATTCCGGGCGTGGTACTAGATTCTGATTATTCGCAGCCTACTTATTTTATTAAAGGACACGACGGTTCTTATACTAAGCTGTATGGTACGTACATTCCTGAAACTCAAGTTCTCGTCGATTTCAGAGACCAAGCTCTATTAGAATTCGAAAAAAGAGTTTATAACAACCTTAAATTAAATGCAGAAGTTCCAATACAAAGATATGAAGTTATTCCTGGATATTTCAGAGACCCAACTTATACTTGGAATGAATTCTTAGAAATTTATACCCCGTCTTTCTTAAACTGGGTTGGTCAAAATAGATTAAATTACAAGACCCAGCTTTACAATAAGAACAACCAATATACCTACAACTATACAAGTGCAAGCAACAAGATAGATAAGGCACAGATCGATCAAGGGTATTGGAGAGGTACATACGAATATTTTTATGATACGACTACTCCTAATTTGACCCCTTGGGAAATGCTGGGCTTCGTTGACGAACCTAGTTGGTGGACAGAACGATATGGTCCGGCTCCGTACACAAGCGACAACGGTATTCTTTGGGCTGATCTAGAAGCCGGATATGTTTGGAATAACGGAAGTTCCTACATTATCCCTGAACTAGCTCGTCCCGGACTATCAAACATCATTCCAGTCGATACTGCAGGCAATCTGTTGTCTCCGTTAATTTCGATTGTTGGAAATTACAACCCGAATGCTTTTCAGAAAGATTGGAAAGTAGGAGACGATGGCCCAGTAGAATTCTCATATCGTCGCAGTTCGTCATTTCCATTCGATGTCATGCGAATCTTTGCGTTGACTCGACCAACTGATTTCTTTAATTTAGGGGTTGACCTCGACAATTACAAATACAATACTGAATTTGAACAGTATCTAGTCAATGACAGAAGTCATCTAGTAGTTAGCGATGTAGAGATTTATGGCGATGGCATTGCAAAAACATCATACATCAACTGGATAGTTGATTATGCGAAGCAAATTGGACTAAACGCAACTCAAAATATCAAGGATCTACTTTCTAATCTCGACGTGAGATTGATTTACCGACTTGCTGGATATAGCGACAAAACATTGCTCAACTTCTATGTTGAGAAAGGCACGCCCAACTCACGGAATTCTTCCTTGTTGATTCCAGATGAGAGTTATTCTGTATTATTGTATGATAATCAACCATTTGACAAGTTAATGTTTACTGGTATTATTATCCAGCAAGTTCCAAATGGTTGGAAAGTATATGGTAACTCGCAGAATTTTGCATACTTTACTGTACTTGATCCATTAGATAATGGTAATTATGAATATACTGCTGTTGCAGACATCACTGTAAAAACTACAGCGTCGTATAAGACAACGGAAACTCTTGTTCCGTACGGTACTATGTTCTATACTGCACAAGACGTGTCACAATTTATATTGAGCTATGGTGCTTGGGTAGAATCAAAAGGTATGAAGTTCGCAGAAATCCAGAATGGTATTGAACTTAACTGGACGCAAATGGTTTATGAGTTCTTGTATTGGGCACAGACTGGTTGGGAAAATGGTAGCGTAATTACGCTCAACCCAGCAGCAACTACATTGTCAGTCGATACCGGAACCTCTATCGTACAGCCGTTGACATTGCAACAGATCAATTTCATACTCAATCAGAATTTGTACCCAATACAATCAACTGACATGTCTGTTAGTCGGGTAGGTACGGAATTTACCGTCAACGCGTTGAATCAAGGTGACACGATATCATACGCACAATTTAACTTCAGTAACTTTGAACACGGCATCGTGTTTGATAATGTAACATTATTCAATGACGTAATTTATAATCTAGTAACTGGTCTTCGCCAAAACCGTATCAAGGTAATTGGAACTAAGAGTGCAGCGTGGGACGGCACGGTAAATGCATATGGCTTTATTCTTAACCAAGACAATATTACCGAATGGTCGCGAGAAATAAAGTACACCAAAGGTTCTATAGTAAAATATAAGAATAAGTATTGGACTGCCCTTAAGATCGTTGAGCCTGCACAGTTATTCAATGAAATGAGCTGGAAGGAAATCGACTACAACGATATTCAAAAAGGCATGTTGCCGAACGCATCAACTCGTGCATACGAAAGCACACTATATTATAATCGCGACGTAGCTAACCTAGAGCAAGATTCTAATTTACTTGGGTACTCGTTAATCGGATATAGACCTCGCGATTATCTTGCATTAGCCAACTTAACCGATGTTACACAAGTCAACGTTTATCAAAACATGATTCGTAACATGGGCACTCGCAACGCAGTCAATGCCTTCAAGGGTGCAAATCTTCCACAAGGTGGAATTGATTACAATGTATATGAAAATTGGGCAATTCAGTCGGGTGAGTACGGCGGATTATTAAATGAAAACTTTGTTGAGTTCAGAATCAATCAAACAAACCTAACAGGAAATCCTTCTATCGTTAGCTTGACTACAGGGATGCCAACTGTTGGTTCTATGCAAGAAGTCGAGTTGACCAATCTGTTTAACTATGGTAGATCAGTCACTGACCCAAACATATTAGCTACCCTTGATCCAGACACGTACAACATCCCAAATAGCCTCTATCCAACATCAGGATATGCGAATTTCAACGATGTCAAGATGTCATCATATTATTATGCAGGGTTGCCGAGAGCAGTCGACCAAAACGGCGTGGTCGTTCCTATTCAAAAATTCTATGTTCGTGATTACATGTGGTTGGCCAACTTCAAAGAGAAGTGGGGCATTTATTCTTGGAAACCAGTCGGGCAAATTATACAAGTAAGAAGCAACCTTAATGGTACTAGTACTATTACATTCAGTGAACCACACAATCTAACGAGACTAGAACCTATCTCAATCGTTAATTTTGCACCCAACGTCGATGGGTACTACATCGTTGCTGACTTAGTAAATCTCAATGAGGTGATAATCAATTTTGGTGGCGACATATCTGGTCAAGGATCACTCCAAGGGCAGGGCATTGGCTTACGATTTGTTCCACAACGTGTTGCTACAAGTGCCGACATCGCTACCCTAGACTTACTAGAAGCAGAATTTGTCAAAAATACAGTATGGGTAGATGAAAACAATGACGGTGATTGGGCAGTATATCGAAAGAGCATCAACTACCAATACAGCACTGAGCTAACAAAAACTTCAGCAGTAGCCTACGGTACTGCGGTAGCACACTCTGATAGTATTGGATATTTGATCAGTGATTCTGGATTAGGTGAAGTTTATCGATATGCATATGATGCGACGAACGATATATATGGCATTGACCCGCAAGTCTTGTCTGAAGGCACATCGTTTGGGTCAAAAATAATTCACCAAGATGATATTATCGTCATCACTAAACCAGATGGTGCTGCCAACGATGTTTGGGTTTACATATATACTCTAAACAATAGCATCGTGTCAGATGACTTGTTACTGTATCAAAAGATTCTTGCACCATTCTCAGCAACTCACTGGGCCGATGAAGTTGCATTATCTGCTGACACAAATTGGCTGTATATTGCAGATTCAGAAAATACTCTAGTCTATGTATATCGTAAAGATCAAATCTTGCTTGATGCAGGGTATTTTGCTATAGGTGAAACATATAACATCACTGAAGTAGGCACCACTGACTTTACTGCGATTGGAGCAATCGACAATAAAGTAGGCATCACTTTTGTTGCGACTGGACCGGGTACTGGATCAGGCAGCGCAATGCAAATTACATATCGCCAGTCAACCGTCATCAACGGTTCGTTATATGGATTGTCAAACACAGATGGTTTTGGTAAAGCATTATCAACTAATAGCACAGGCAACATTCTTGCGATAGGTGCTCCTAATAGAGACTATAGTGCAACTATCACTGACTGGGGCACTACTTATGTGCTGCAACGAACAGTTCAAACAGTTGAATCTCAGTATACAACAGTTGGTTATCAGCCGCACATATTCCAGTTAGCATGGACTCCAACTGCCGGGGCTATTCGCACCGCGAATGCAGTAACATCTAACTATATACAATGCAACGCTACTATGACAGTGTTCGATATAGATACTCCGGTGGTTTTTGCTGGATCTAATTTGGGTACTACTGGAATTGATCCCAATGTTGTTTATTACATCGCTGATATTATTGGTAATACTATTGCACTAAAGACATCTCGGTCAACTACCGATATAGTACCGTTAACAAATGGTAGCGGACTGTCATTCTCTGTGTATGTACAGGTAAATCCTCTTTATGTTTATGTTAACGGTACGTTAGTGCAAGATAACAACTATGCAGTTATCGGCAGTACGTTACTCTACAGTGGATACTTGCTAGCAGGGGACATCGTTGATATCAGTGATAACCAATTCAACGTATCACAGAACTTCAACTCACGCTTTGTCGATAGAACCAATATTCAATTTGGTTACGATATTGACATGACTAGACAAGGCGCGGACATCCTTGTTGGGTCACCTTTTGAAATTGACACTAAAAATCGCGAAGGAGCAGTTTACCGCTACACTAACGGCGGCGCCAGATATGGTTTGGTTATCGGAAGCACGGCATGCACGGTATTAGGTCCTAGAAATCTATTAATCAATGGATATCTAGTGCAGTTGAATGCAGGCAATGCAACCGCGATTGCTGATACGATTAATTCATCGAATGTAACAAACGTTCGGGCATCGTCGACCACTGATAACCGATTGATCATTCAAGTTGTAGATAGTGCATTAACACGATATAACGAAAAGCTACTGATTAGCGTGGTTGACCAAAGTACGTTAGATGAACTTGGCATTCAACTTTACACGGAAACACAGATCATCAACTGCCCGCACGAAGCGGGTGCAACTCAGTTCGGATCAACTATCAAGTTTAACGAGTTCGATTCGGTTGTGATCGCCGCCCCCGTCGGCACCCGCTGGACTTCTACTACTTTTGATTTTGACGACGACGAGAACAACAATGACGACACTATATTTGACAATAATGCAACTCGTTTCCTAGAATCATATACCAATGCCGGTGCAGTATACATGTTTGACTTGCTCACTGAGTATAATGAAAGCTTGACCAAACCCAGTGCATTCGTGTATGCCCAGAGCATAAATGCAACTGATCAAGACTATGGTAACGAACCTCGTTACGGTACTGCTATCGATTTCAACAATAACGTTGTAATGGTCGGCACTCCTTACTTTCTGCCTACATTGACTGATGGTCAAGTTGTGATTTATAATAACGCATCTGGCATCAAAGACTGGGCTCCTTATCGGCAGTCTGCTCCTGTCGTGAACATCGAGAAAATTCAAAATACACAATTGTTTAGCGCAGAAACCAATAATACATTAATCAATTTAGATTATATGGATCCATTGCAGGGTAAGTTATTGGGTGCAGTAAGAGAAAATATCGACTTTATAAGCAGTGTTGATCCTGCAAGGTACAATTCGGCATTGTCTGATGTCAGCGGCAATAAGTGGGGAACAGAGCAAATTGGTAAAATTTGGTTCAACACTGCAAACGTGCGCTGGGTAAATTACCATCAGAATGATGTGGTTTATAATTCGAAATATTGGGGCGCGCTGTTTCCGGGATCAGATGTGGCAGTGTGTACTTGGGTCGCGAGTTTTAATCCGCCTGACCAATATATTGGTCCTGGATTACCCCTTGATCCAGCGCAATATTCCATTAGTGCAATTCTAAATGCAACTAACTCAGCAGTACCAGTATATTGTTTTTGGGTAAGAAATACAGGAATAGTATTCAACCAACAGGGCAAAACACTGGCTGATTCAGTGATTTCGTCATACATTGCTAATCCTTTAAGTAGCGGCATCGCTTATATGGCACCTCTTCTACCCAATACTTTTGCGCTGTACAACAGTGACAGTTATATTAATGCTAATGATTCAGTATTCCACGTAGGATTTGGGGCAAGCGCCGGAAACGATGTTTCTCACCAAGAATTTACTTTGATCAGAGAAAATTATCCAGATGACTTCTTGCCTGGATTCCCTTCTTTTGCATTATCGCAGCTGGGAGAGATTATATCACCGTTACAAGCAGAAGCTGTGCAGAAGAATTCAATTCCTAAGGGACTGTATAGTAGAATGCTAGACTCTCTTGCAGGATGCGATGATGCCGGGAGTGTTGTGCCTAATCCATATTTACCTAAGGCAGTACAGTCGGGTGTTTTAGCTCGCCCAAGACAGAGTTTCTTCTATAATAGGTTCGCTGCATTGAATAACTATTTGGGATACGCGAATTCTGTTCTAGCTCAATTCCCCATCGCAGAAATAAGAGAAAACGCATCCTTCTTATTTGCTAGCGGTGAGTTCTATAATACTCCTGATTATTGGGAATATGTCAACTGGTGGGCCGAAGGATACAGCAACAATACACGTTCTATCACTCAAGTTCCATTAAATTCTGATCTTGTTGCATTATGCAATGTGGTCGACGGCACGATTGTTACAGTTGAACAAAATGGCGCTGGTAAATTCGAAGTATATCGCTATGACGCTGCAACAATGTCATGGACCAGAATTGGTCTCGAAAATGGAACGATTCAATTTAGTACATATTTATGGGACTACTCTGCTGCTAAATTAGGTTTCGGTGGAGATTTCTTTGACACGACCGCATTTGATCTTTATCCTAGCCAAGAAACATACTATATTGTACGTGCATTGAATGAGCAAATTTACGTTGATGAACTGGTTGAATACCGAAATAAATCGTTGATTCTGTTGTTCGAATATATCCAAAGTGAAACCACTGAGTCACAGAACTTCTTGCCATGGTTAAATAAGACTTCATTAGTAGATGTGTCACATACTATTCGCGAATTGCGTCCTATTGAAGTGTATCAATCAGATAATCAAGAATTCCTAGAGGGATATATCAACGAAGTAAAACCCTATCATGTCGTAATTAAAGAATTTTTATTCAAGTATACTGGTATAGAAGAATATGCAGGGGCATTTACTGACTTCGATCTTCCGGCTGGGTGGAGCAGCACAAATCGAAAATACATCTCTCCTCAGTTAGTGTACGGTGACACAAGTAGCGTCTACGAATTCAATACCACTTCAAATCTTTGGGCTACTCCTGACTATAACGAGTGGTACACTCATTATGGGGTATCATTAACTGGAGAAACGGATTATGAGATAACTGAACTTCGATCATATGTAAATCTAGGATCAAGTTATATCGCTGTCGATAATGCACAGGGTTTCCCAATCAACGGTACTATCAAGATCGGCGATGAACAGATAGGGTATTCTTATGTCGACCGCTCATTAAATATTATCGGTGGGTTGTTAAGAGGATTAAACAATACTTTGGTCTCGGATCACATTCCGGGAGAGATTGTATCGATTGATTTGCCAGCAGTGCTTGTACTTGACGGAGGCAGGGGATACAATAATCCTCCTAAGGTTACTGCATACATCGATTTAGAAAAATACCCTCAACCAAGAACCACAGCACAGCTTGAAGCAGTAATGAGTTTAGATTCTGTTATCGGTATTAATGTCATCGACCCGGGAGATGGGTACGCTGTTCTTCCTGAAATTCGCATCGAGTCTGCTTCTCAAATATCTTTTAACAGCACAGCAATTAATTCAGAACTACACACCATACAAGTATATGCCCCTGCCTTACGTACCGGCGACATCGTCCAATACAAAGATGGAACCTTAGGCGGAAGTGTTGGGCGTTTGCTCAACGACCAATGGTACTATGTAAATGTGTTGGAAAATTTCCCGGTCGCTGTTATTGCATTGTTTAGTAATGTAAGTGATGCAATTAAAAATCAAAATAGAATTCCTATCTATGCAAATAGTATTGTTTCTGGCATGTCTATCAATACTGGAGCGAGAGCATCAGCAATATCATCTGCGGCACCAGTAAGGGAAAACAACGTTACTCTACGCTTTGACCGTACTACCTACAACTCACAAGTTGTTGACTGGTCACCGGGAGCCTACTATGGATCATTCTTTGCTGGTTCATACTTCAACAGTGAATCAATTGCTAGCTCGTCGATTACACTAGACAATGAAAATCCTTCTATCGACAATATTCTAGCAAGCGCCCAAGGTCTTGCATTAGAGATTTCTAGCGTAGCGAATGACAGGCAGATTACATGGTCTTCGTTTGTAAGATATGTTGGACAAACTAGCAGCGGCGACAATTATATCACATTGATTCCGCAAGACGGTAATCCGGTGACGATTGATCCTACTCTAGTTCCGGCTGCTGCCTCAGGCGGCACTACAGGATTCTATGTAGGAATGCCGATCAAATTTACGGGCGCTACTGTAGGTGGGTTGACTGACAGTCAAATATATTATGTGGCTGAAGTAGTTGATGAAATCAACTTTACCGTGTCAGCAACAGAAGGCGGCTCGGTATTTTCTCTAACTAGCGGAACTGTTAGTGCAGCCGGATTAGAATGCTACGTAGCAGATGTTACTGATACTGCCGTTCTTACAGTGAATTATCCCGGCATACTCACTGCAACCGCGACGACTGCTGGTACTAATGTAATTACTATTCCAACTAGCGAGATTGGCACCGGCGGAACTGCTGGATTCTATCCGGGTATTCCGTTATTTTTCCCTGATCCTACATTCGGTGGAATCACTCCTAATGAAATCTACTATGTGACAACAATCGTTGATGAACAAAATATTACTATTTCAACAAATCAGGCTGCATTAACGCTTACAGTTACCGGAACCGTTGGTATTTCTGACACAGTAGTCATTAATGATACTGCCAACTTAGCAATCAACGATCCTATTATTTTCACTAGTTTAACGGGTACGCTCGTTGCTGCTGGGCTTGTTTCCGGTAAAACGTACTATGTGAACAGAATAGTTAATTCTACTGAGATCACTCTTGCTGAAGTAATAAATGGCCCTGTCGTGCTATTGAATACTGGTTCAGGAACAGGTCTATTGACTAGCCAAGCTGATACGTTGCAATTGACTACCGACACTGGTTCTATGACAATGAACGTTTCTCTTCCAGCAAGCCCTGGACAAATTAACGGTCAGTTGTTTACGCTTTATAACACATCAGGACAGTATCCTAATCTTGACACCGCCAGTATTACTGCACTAATCGAGCGATCTGTCCAAGCTACTATAGGCGACGGGACTTCAGCTGGGGTTAATAGGATTGCAATTTTAGACGCTGAACAAGGAACATCTAACTTCTATGTTAACATGCCGGTTCGGTTCGACACGGCTGTGGGCGGACTGTCAACAGCTACAACATATTATGTCATCGATTATTCAGGAAGACTTGTTCCGGATGTATTAAATCCAGGCAACTTTATCACCCAACCTAACATCGAAGTATTTGTGGTGTCAACATCATCGTCTACTAACCGAATGACAGTTGACACGGTTGATACTCCGGGCACCGACACACTATATCAAGGAATGATGATTGTATTTTCCGGAGCAGCTTTGGGCGGCGTAGTCAGCACGCGGGAATACTATGTCAAAGACATCATTTCTCAATCGCAGTTCACTATCAGTGATACACTAGCAGGAGCACTAGATCCACTAGCTCCTCCGGTAACATTGACGACATCAAACGGTCTTATGGTTGGCACAGGCGATCCTTATTTGGTCGTGTCAGCGACATTGGGCGGCTCAGCAGTCAATCTGACGACAGACACCACCGAATCTCGAATGGTTCAATTCCCTAATCCTTCAGGATCGAACCCTCCGTCATTCGACGTGTCATATATCTTGGGCGGATACAGAGTAATCATCGCTGACGGAAGTACAGGTTTCGCTATCGATAACGTACTTACTCTTTCTGGGGCAAGCGTAGGTGGAACTAGTCCAAACAATGACCTCACTCTCACTGTTAATACAATCGACGATGACGGGAGCATCACTGACGTAATCATCTCCGGGACTGTGCCTGGGGAATCAAATCAATACTATTTAAAAGTTCGGTCACCGTATGAGCTTGAGGTATACTCTAATCCATTAATGACTGTTCCGGTTAGCGGAATAGATTTTGCATACACTGGATTTACATCGACTACGGTAACTGAAACTCAAGCTGGACCTACTTCTACGATCACAGTCAATAATGCTTCTGTGTTTGAACTATATGACGCAGTTGTATTTACAGGTACAGTTGCGGGAGGCATCGTAGCGAACCAAACATACTACATCATTAACATCTCGACTAATTCGATACAACTAAGTACTACACCTTCAGGGTCAGCAATCACGCTAACTACTGTATTGGCAACTAACTTCACGATGGCTAAAACTGGCAGTATTGCATTGCTTCCTGAACCGTTCTACTTCTCTCCTTCTATCGTTAGATTTAATAATAGAGTTTACGTCTGCGCAATCTCAAACAATGATGACACCTTTGTTTTCGGTAAATGGGATTTATTAGATTCAGGAGATCGTAGATTGAACGCTATGGATAGAGTTATTGGCTATTATCGACCAACAGTCAATATGCCTGGCGTAGATTTAACTCAACTATTCGAGGGTGTAGAGTATCCTAACTCGACTTATTTGGGGAATGCGTTCGAACCCGATCAACAATGGCCACTTGACACGATATTACAAGATCAACCTTTCTATCCGACTGACGCCGACATTACTTCTATATTATATCATGACGACAGATATCTTGCATCTGCTAATCTTCCTACTTCTTCTGCTATAATCAGCAATGCATTTGATGAAGCTACTTGGCAGGTAAATCGTTTAACTAATGCAGGAGTCGGGGTGACTGACATAATTTACGCAGATGATTATTATGTGATGACTTCATCGAATCCCGCAACGCCGATCTTTAGAAGCACTGACGGTGAACTGTGGAGTGCTAACGGGTATTTTATACCGTTCGGTGCTATATCGAATACTACGACTACATTGAGCAGCGCGTTGCTGACTTTAAATTCAATTGCTTATTATAATAATCAGTGGTGTGCAGTAGGTGAAAACATCATTGTTAGTGCTGATGCTTATATATGGAATCAAGTGAGTGATTTTGATCCCGCTTATCAATATCAACTATATGGTGTCAGCGCAGTCCAGTTGCCAGCGTATTCTGGTTTTGTTACTGTCGGTAAAGGACTAAGACCAGATTATACTACTGGATTTACTCAAATAGTTCCTACTAATTTAATTCTGTACAGTTCAACAGGGCTTAATTGGACAGCAGTTTCGACGCTTACTAATAAAGGGCTCTATGGTATTTCAAGTAATAATACTATAGCGATTGCAGTAGGCGAGTCCGGCGTCATATACGGTTCTGCTAATGGTGCTGATTGGTTAGGAATCAACGAAGTAACTGTAATTTCAGTAAATGCGTCGAATAATATATTGAACGTGACTAACACTGCTGGACTATCAATAAATGATTCTGTTCGCTTCTCGGCTTCATTCTCGTCGATTTTAGCAGGAACTACTTATTATATTAAGACTATCGTTTCTTCGACTCAAGTTACGTTGTCTGATACCTCAGGTGGCAGCACAAAAACATTAACTGTGGGTTCTCCGATAGATCAAACATTGATGTATATCTACGATGTGACCGACCCTATCCCATCAACACTACGAGACGTGATCTACGCAAACAATGTTTGGATTGCAGTAGGTGACGATGGCACGATCAAGACTGCACCAAATACCGGATTGATTTGGACTACACAAACTTCTGGTACTACTGAAAACCTGAATGGCATCGCGTATGACAGCGGCGCATTAAAGTTTACTATTGTGGGCAATAACAGCACGATACTTGAGTCAGATGATAACGGTGTAACTTGGACTGACGTATCGGTATTTGCAGTTACTCCTGCAGTATATGATGTTCAAGGTGATGCATTCTTGTCAGGATATGGACCAGAAGAACTAGTTCCTGGTGTGGTAACAGACACATTAGCAATGATCGTAACCACATCTCCCGGTACTAATTGGCCAGTTACCGAATATGCCCACACTGGCTATAACGTAATATCAATAGAAGTAGCTCCCGAATCAGCGACTCAAACCGTTTATAGTTTTAATAACATAGTGCGGTATCCAGTGCAAGTTTTTGTGCAGATTCTAGATGCGACAACAATGCTCGGCACAACACTAGCAGAAACTGAATATACCATAGATTGGATAAACAAATCAATCACCTTAAATACTCCAATCGGCTTCTCTCCTGCAATGGAAAAATTAAGAATAGACGTATATGAAGTGGGCAATGGCAATCAGTTGGTGAAGTCAAACACCGATGCCGATCCAATCAGAACCAATACAGTAACTGGATTTGACGAGATATATCTTGATTGCAACTATAGTGCTGCAATCTTTAATGGCGGCGGCATAATTCGGCCAGATACAAATCCAATACAAGTTGAAGTTACTGCATCAGATAGCTCTAACAATAGATATACATGTGCAAGCGTGACGGAATTTGTAGTTAACGCCGCGATCACGTTTACCGGAGTCGTGTTTGGTGGTGTAGCAGAAGACACTGTTTATTATGTCAAGTCGATAAGTTATGCCACAAATGCGATTAGTATTTCTGCATCTTATAATCCAATTACCGGAGTTGCAGGACCCACGCTCGTTCTCACTACTGACACCGGAACGATGCAAGCTATTGTCCAGACTGGCACTGGTTTAGTATGGACTGATCCCATCGTGTACTTGAATGGCGAAAAGCTTGTATTTGGCAACACCGGACAGGTAACGAGAACCAATGCTAGTAATAATGCACTAACAATCAATTCAACGTATGGATTTACTGCAGGGCTACCGATCACATTTAGCAATTCAATGTTTGGGGGTGTCATACAACCACAAACAACTTATTATATCGCAACTGTTATCGACGACAATGAGTTCACTATTTCGGAAACATCCGGCGGCCCCATACTGACATTGACAAATGCAACAGGCGGCGCTGTTTGGATTACGAACGATTATGCGTTTGGCATTCAGCCAAACAGTGTTCAGGCTGTGATGATCTTTGCTACAGGTGACTATGACAACAGTATAGATTATATTGCGTACTCAGTGTTCGGTGAGACTGAACCTGATCAATATAAATATACTGTACCAGAAGTCCAATGGTTCATTGGGAACGGAGCAGCCGCGACGTTCAATCTGAACAATTACGTGGGTGATACTAACCCATACAATGCAGTAGTAGAAATTAACGGAGTACGACAGACACTTACTCAGTATACTATTGATAGTGACACTAATACTATCTTGTTCTATACACCTCCTATTATAGGTGCAACAATCAGCGTGCAAACTTACAACAGTACTGATAGACAGTATTTTGATACTCAATATGGTGTTACCGGATCACCTGGATCATCGTCGTTGAGCTTTACTGTAGGATCAACTACTCATTTGGTCGGCACATATGACCAAGACACTCCTTCAATTCAATCGTATGACCAAGACACTCCTTCAATCGTTTCATATGATGAAGATATTAGCCTGTTAACCCTCTCATCTGGTAACACTAGCTCGCTGCAAGTCAATAACGCAGTGACTTTTACTGCTCCTACTATCGGCGGAATCGTTGCAAATCAAACATATTATATCATAGAAATCATCAACTCTACTGATTTTGTTATTTCTGAGCAAGTAGGCGGCCAGCCTTTCGTAGTTACTACTGCTTCGGGGTCTATGGCAATGACATCAAATGGATTAACAGTTGCCCCGATCGCCAATATCATATCTACACTTTCTGTGCCTGTCGCTACTACTTACGCTACAGCGACTACTACAGGTACAAATCAGATTACCGTAACTAGTACTACTGGATTTATAGTAGATCAACCTGTTCAGTTTTATGGTACTGGTTTTGGCAACATACTGACTGACGGCACGGTTTACTTTGTCAACACTATCGGTACCGGGGTATTCACGATCAAAGATGAAAACGGAATCGTTATTTCGTTATCAAATGGTACTGGTAATGTTCTTGTGGTTGTAGGCGGACAATCTACTATTCGGGTGAAGACTTCAAGTAGACATCGATTTGTGGATAACTCAAGAATCAGAATTGATGGAACCACAGGCTCAGTGCAACTGAACAACAACATATATTATGCCAAAGTCATCGACTCGTATACCTTCGACCTATACAACACCCCATATGGTTCAACTATAGGATACATTAATGACCCAGTAACTACTATCAATGCTTATACTGGCGGTGGGTACGTTTGGCTTGCGGGTCTGTTTAATGCAGTAACCACGACTGCCAGTGCAACTACTACGTCTACTAATAGAATAACTGTTGCTTCGACTTTTGGATTGGTCATAGGCACTCCAATCTACTTCTCTGAACTTGGATATCTATTTGGTGATACTATAATGGGTGGATTAGTTCAAGGCACAGAATACTACGTGAAAGCAGTAATTGATAGTACTAAGTTTACTATCTCAAGTATCCGCGGAGGCGTAGAGACAGTGCTTAGCACTGATAGTGGTGCAATGAACGTAACGCAGTGGTCTCAATCCAACGTTGATCGTTTATGGGTCACCGTGAATGGGCTTAGGGTTCCTTCTTCAAAGCTCAGGCTGAACCCCGCAAATGAAATTAGCATCTTGACCGAAATTACTTTCGGGGATGAAGTGATCATTGGAAGCATGATGCCTCATAGCTCACCCGATCAAGACGTATATATTAATTTTGTTGATCAATCAGAATACCCTACTGTTTATCGAGCAAATGATGAAACCAGAACTTGGTTAGTTCAACCGATATATGACCTGAGTACACTGATATATGTATATGATGTGAGCGCCTTGACTAACACTGTGGTTCAGAATGTTACCGCCCCAGCAGTCATTGATGGCTATCGTAATATCGGTTTAACCGCAGATAAAAGAAGCATATGCAGTGTAACGGTTCTAAATAATACTACAGGATTGTACATTGATAGTCAATACTACAGCGTAGAAGTCGAAGAACTGTCACCGATATTAAAAATTGTACCAGGATCGTATATCAACACCGGAGATTCATTGACTATTAATACACTTGAAGGAAATACTATTTACGTTAACGGTGAGCGAATCAAGTTTGGTAGTGTTAATTTCGATAACAACACATTAGGCAATTTACAACGCGGTGCAAATGGTACCGGTGCACAGTTCTATATTCCACTGTACTCTGAAGTATATGGTTTACTTTCCTCTAACAGACTTCCAGAAGCATACTATAATCAGACGTGGAACTCATATAATTGGAATGTTGTAGAGGGTGATCCGTTGTCGATCAGTGATACCGTATCCGCACAATTCTTACAGGTGGACATAACCTAAATGATAAATAAAGAGATGAAAGAGCATAAATCAAATAACGAGGAAAAACCGGAACGCAAACCCAATGAATTTGGTGGTATCTATTTCTCTTCTGGTGTAAAGATTTTTGATCCAAATTCGCAAGAAGTATTAGTACACACCAGAGGGGATGATTGATGTCTGTGATTACCTTATCGTATAAAGTCGAAGGCTTTCTTAAAATCTATGACCCCAATGATGGGGAAGTGTTCGTGGAAAAATCCAATGCGATTAACTACGAAAATATGTCAGAGGCTATCGCAGACACTCTCAGTAGTCGCGGCTACGGAGAAATCTATCAAATGGCATTCGGTAACGGTGGCGCATCTGTGTCTGAGACCGGAGTGATTACCTATCTTCCTCCTAACACTACAGGACAGAATGCTGCGTTGTATAATCAAACTTATGCAAAAATAGTCGATGACACTAGTGTCTTCAATCTAGACCCTACTAGAAACAAGATGACAGTCTTTCATACGACCGGACGAACCTACACTGATATTCTAGTACAATGTTTGCTCGACTACGGCGAACCTGCAGGACAAGCCGCGTTCGACAATAGCACACAAACGGATTCGGCTTATATTTTCGATGAATTAGGATTACTGGCTAATTACGGAACTGATAATACGGGAACAGTAATAACTAGACTCTTGACTCACGTAATCTTTCATCCAGTGCAGAAATCATTGAACAGGCAGATTCAAATCGATTACACCGTCCGCGTGCAATCTTTAACCAACCTGGTGACTATATAAACGAAGTGAGTTAAGCTATGGCATACACGATTTTAAAGAGTGACGGTACTGTATTAGCAGTAATTCCTGACGGAACTGTTAATATTGATAGTACTTCTCTTAGTTTGCCTGGCAGAAACTACCCTGGCTATGGACAAGTATTTGATACTAACTACGTTCATCATTTAGAAAACTTTGCATATATCTATCCGCCAGCTAATGCATTAGTAGGGCAATTATGGTATAATACAGATAATGGTAAACTTTATATCTGTCCTACTGATGGAGAAACCAATCCCAATAATTGGGTTGAGATCATAACAACTGATGGCATCACTGGCAATCTTGCAGTAGGCAATCTGATCGCTACCGGCAACATCAACGCGAACAACGGGAACTTCACTAATAATGTTAATGCTAATGTTATTACTGCAAACTATCTCAACGTAAATGTGCTTGCTAATATAGTCAACGCCAACATTACAGGTACAGTTACTGCTACCGCAGTTAACACTATTTCTATTACATCCGGGTCAAGTTCCATTAATGGAAATTTAACAGGCGCCTGGACAGTTACCGGTTCCAATACACTCAATGGTGTGTCAGGTACAGCAATGTGGGTCACTGGTGGTAATATTCTTGCAACCGGACTCAAGACCGATAACTACATGTACGCTAACGGTGTTCCGATAAGTTTCAGCGGAACATATGCTAATTCTAATGTAGCGAGTTACTTGCCGACATATGTCGGCAACGTGGGTTTTACAGGCAGTGCCACTACATTTAACGGAAATGTACTAAGCACCGGCGCAAACACTACTCCTGGTACAATTACTGGTAATTGGACATTATCTCCTGGTTCATTATTGTCTGGGTTAACGAGTATACCTGGAGCAAATGTAACCGGTACGGTTGCCAATGCGACATATTCAGCTTCTGCTGGCACGGCAACAAGTGCTACTACAGCAGGTACTGTAACTACAGCAGCACAACCCAACATCACTTCTGTGGGTACATTAATTTCGTTGACCGTAACGAACAAAGTAACAGCTGGTCAGTTACAGGGCGAAGGCGGAAATATCAGTAACTTGACCGCCGGAAACATAGTAGGTGCAGTAGCATTTGCTACTACTGCAAACACGGTAGCTGGTTCTAACGTAGTAGGTGCAGTAGCACTTGCTACTACTGCAAACACGGTAGCTGGTCCCAACGTTACTGGCAAAGTCGCAAATGCATTCTATGCTGATGTAGCAGGGTCATCTGGTCCTGCAGACTCTGTTCTCGGTGCTAATGTTATAGGAGCGGTTGCGAATGCTACGTATGCTGCATCTGCTGGTACAGCAGGCACTGTAACAACAGCAGCACAACCCAACATCACTTCTGTGGGTACATTAACATCACTAGGAGTCAACGGTACAGTAACAGCAGTTGCATTCACCGCTAATACAGGTGTGTTCACAGGTAATGGCAGTGGATTAAGTGCTATAGCAGGTGCTAATGTTACCGGTACTGTCTCAAGTGCTACCACAGCAGGCACTGTAACAACAGCAGCACAACCCAACATCACTTCTGTGGGTACATTAACATCACTAGGAGTCAACGGTACAGTAACAGCAGTTGCATTCACCGCTAATACAGGTGTGTTCACAGGCAACACTACATCTGGTAACTTACTTGGTATTTTTGCCAATGGTAACTCAAATGTTCGCATTCCAGCTGCAAATGGCAATGTTAACATCAGTGCAATCGGAAACGCTAACATTGTTGTTATTACTGGTACTGGAGTTAACGTCACTGGTACGTTAGACGCAACTGGCGTCATTACTGGTAATGGTAGCGGAATAAGTGCATTGAACGGTAGTAATATTACTACTGGTACAATTGCTGCGGCGCGTGTTGCTACATTAAACCAAAACACAACTGGTTTTGCTGCGACTGTAAC